ATGAAAACTGAAAAGTACAAAAGTGTGGGCATCATAAGGCCAGCAAATGGAGACTGGAGGGTTATTTATGATTTCGAGATTCCAGATCAACCAGGTAAATTTAAAAGATTTTATGTTCGTGACGGCATAAATTATTTTCACGACCCGGAAGAAAAACAAAAAGCAGCTGAAGAATTGAAAGCAGACATTATTCTAGCTCTCCAAAATGGTTTTAATCCTTTCCTTCCCGGTGAGCAAGTGGAATCTCAAATATTTGTTGAGGAAATAGAAATTGATACACAACCAGAACCTAACTGGACCGTATCGGAAGCGTTTATCAAATATTTAGAGTTCTGCAAAAAGAAAAATCTTTCGGATAATACGATTAAAACATATAAGACATTTATTGAAAATATGAAGTTTTGGTTTAATGCCCAAGACCAGTTGGAACTTCCGTTAGCAAACGTCTCTTCAATAGATTTCATTGAATTTTTGGATAATAGCTTTGATGAATATGAATGGAGTTCCCGAACATATAACAACCACATAAATTTTATAAAAACATTTACAAAAAAAGTCTATTCTCTCGAAAAGAAAATCTTCCCTGGATTAATTTATAAAGTTGAGATCGCTGATTTGGATTTAAAGCTAGATCGTGCAGAAAAAAACAGATATTACTCTCCTACTGTTGCCAAATCTGTAAAGAAAGAAGCTAAAGCTTTTCCCGAACTATATAATTATATGAAATGGATTTTCTATTCTTGTATGCGGCCACGAGAAATCAGTTTGCTTCAGGTAAAACATATCGACTTAGATAGTCGGCAAATCAAAGCTATTGCCCCTACAGCAAAAACCGGAGATCGACTAGTACCTATTTGTGATGAACTTCATCAGATAATTTTGGATCTCGACTTAACAAACAAGCCTCCTAACTATTATGTTTTTGGTAAAAATGGAAAAACCTGTGAAGAACGGGTTTACAAAAATTACTTTTCTGACTTGTTTAGACCTATAAAAGAAAAATTAGGCTTGGATGATAAATATACTTTGTACGGTTGGAAACATACTCGTGTTGTTAACTTGTTAAGTGCTGGGTTCTCGGATCCCGAAGTTATGAGCCTGACCGGTCATAAAGATTATGAAAGCTTCCAAGCCTACAAAAGAGAGCTCGTTATTGACAGCAGTTCTATGAAAGGGAAAACTATTGATTTTTAATAGATACGACAAAAATAAAAATGGCTATATCGCCTACAAATGAGCGCTTAAGAAATTCCGTGTAACTTATTGGCTTTCGCTCTGGTGAGACAGTTAGATGATTACCGTTTTGGAGTGCTCCAATTATCGACCGCATGTTCATTAATTGGCTCTTCTTTATTAAAAATTTCTGACAATACATCAATGAGATCATCAGGCATGCCCCTATTTTCCCAACGCGATTTGTCGTGGTATAAGCCTTTATAGAAATGCGTTGATTCCCCATTGACCCACGTAACCTTTGCGTAAATCGTACCTAAAAGATTAAGTACAATATACTCAAAAGTTGTTGTTTTACTCCTAACCGTGATCGTTGCTGTTTTCATTGTTCAAAATTAGCTATTTTTGCGCAATGACAGTACAAGAATTACGCAGCGCCTTATTGGGCAAAGAATATCCCGAAACCGTTAAGATTGGTCCCGATCAGAACGTCATTGATGTGGATAAGTTCCTACACATCCAGTTCTTAATGTGTGACCAGTGGCAGAAGGATATCACAAAGTCACCAGCCTACGGTCGGTTGTTGAAGTTTTATGAAGCCACTAAATAGGCCACATCTTCGATATATTATCGAAGATGTATAACCCTTAATTATTACGAATTTAGATAGTCTTCTTCCGACGCATCTTCATATTGCTCAACACTAGTGTCTAATTTTTCTTTTGTGTCAGGGTCAACAATAAAGTCGTCGGGGAATGGATGCGGTAGTGGAATAACAATAGGAGGTGTGGGATTAGGTCCACCATGATGCGGGCTAGTTATTTCTTTTGATCCGCAACTCCCCCAATGGTGATGCGCTGCTGAATAACAAGTCCAAAGATTAGTAGATTCATTAAAAGTGCAAGAATTGGCGATCCTGCTCGATGGAGTGTAGCATTTTCCTGATTTGTAATTTTTTGCTGCACTATTTGCTTTTTGCATAGCGACTTCTTTGACGCTATCCGTTCCATAAAAGATTTTACCCATAATTTGTTTTTAAATTGATTTTACATAAAAATATATTTTTAAATCCAGAATATCAACAAAAAATAGGATAGAAATAAAATAACTATAGTCGCAAGAAATTAGCTGCAGTTAATGTTTTATGAAGCCACCCGTTAGAGTGGCTTTTTTTCTACACGTTCAAGCTGAATTTAACGTTATCGCCATCTAACAATTTCGTAGTTGACTCTAAGTTGTTTTCATAAATATGAACGTTGCCCAACATAATTGTAATTGACTTCAATGGCAGCTTGATCTGCCGGCTGATCAGGTACAGGTGGTATATATCAGCGGGCAAACCTAGAGACGCGTCCGAAGATCTTTGGTAAGCACTGATTACCAACTTTCCTTTATCTATCTGGAATTGAATAAGAGACAGACACGGCTGTTGATTACTTTCTGTACCATTCGATCCCAGGAATAGCACATAGTTTTTTGAGGATCTCCTTTCCTTATTAATTTTATTAATCAATCCGGGGAGCTGTTCGAAATATGTTGGATAAGAATTTACAAGTATCGGTCCGCAGTAGTCCCACCAGCTGACCCCGATCTCCCTATACCGTTCAGTAAGCCTCTCTCCTTTCTGAAATAACTCCAACTCTGCAGATAATTTTTTACGAGCAATGAGATGACCTTCGAAAATATCCAGTAAGTCCCCGGGGTATAAACTAAGCTTTTGGTTTAGTAGATATTTGATGATTCCCTTCTTATTCTCTTGAACCTTTCCTTTGTTCAGGATCTTTCTCAAAACAGAGTGATATTTATTGATAACTTCCATGGTCTTTTATTATAATATGTATATTTGCACCTCTCACAACGACAAAATGCACAAATTGCCAGCAAGAGCTTTTAGCCTCCAGCGTGGTGCTTTGTGCATTTTCTTTTTGAAGTTGTGAGAGATGAATAAAAGACTGGAGGCTACTTTTACCCCCTAAGGTTGTTATTTTATTTTTATACCGAAATACCAAAGTATGACAAGGATGATTATTAAAACACCTACTGTACCCCAAATTATTCCTTTTGAGGATGGGACGCTTACCGTCGACTGATCCGAGAGAGATTCCTTAGAGCTTTCTTTCGCCCTGACATCACTCTCCTTAGCATATTCGACGTTAGATTGCCTAAAAGCTTCGGTCAAAGTATTGGTAGTTATATCGCCTGATTTGCTACCAGTATATCTCACATTACCCTTGGCCTTAATGTTACCATTCTTATCGATTAAAATTTCGTCTGCTGTCAGATCGTGTTTGGTTTCCGAATTATCTACAGTCGCAGTCCCTGTTTTTTCGGACGAGTAAGACTTATCAGAAAGAGTTTCATCGCTCTTTTCAGACTTTTCAATCTGATACGACTGCTTAGCAACAAATTTTTCTTTTGTTGTCTTCTTAAACAATCCGCAACCACTAATTAAGATGCAGATTGTCACCAATGTTATTATTCTCATTTTCTTTTGTTTCTATGGCTAATCGTAATAACCGGCATTCTTCCCTCAGTGCCTGAAGTTCAATTTTCTGATCATGGAACAACAGTTGAAAATTAGCATACTCTTCTTTTATGGCTTTCAATGCTTTTTTGCAAGTATTTTCACCCTCGATCGCAATCCGTAGCTTTTCCTTGAGGGCCTGGATCACTCCATCGGACGCAATCAATTGCTTCTCGAGTCTTTCAGCAATATCTTCAGACATCGACAATACCTTTTTGGCGTTGTCGACGATCCCTCCGTCCTGTTCGATTCTTTCTCTTGGCTTGCTTCTTATGTAAACCCATATGGCTCCGATTCCCCCAACCAATGCCCCCCAGAGATTTGGTAAAATATATTCTTGTATAAATTCCTGCATATTAATTCAAATCATACTTTGCTATAACATTAGCCGTGAAACACGCAAGATTTACTTTATTACTGTCATACGCAGCCATATCTTTAGCATTGTCCATAAAGCATATCTCCGGTAACGCCACTGCTCCTTTTTTTCGCATTAATGCTAACTTGCCTCTTGCGGATTGGCTTTCAGTCTTAACCCCGCGGTTAGGTATCCCCATTATACGGGCGTATCCGTCAACAAGCTCCTTGGCCATTGCCTTCGAACGTTCATTGGCATTGTCAGCGATCAACACTTCTACGCCTCTTGCTTTACCGTTGAAGGCGTTAAAATGGGGCTCAATAACTACATCTTTGTCGGTTGGATTAATACGCCCCAAATACTGGCCGAGCGTCTCGTTATCATCATCTTGCTCTACCTCTTTACCCATTCTGCGGAGCTCCTTGTTGACCAGGTCACGAAATATCTTTGTCTCATCGGCCTCTTTACGGCCGTTTACCCCTATAGCTCCGGAATCCTGATTATGATGCCCGGCGCTGGAATGAATTATGTACTTCATAGAAAAATAAAAATCCCCTCAGTGTAGTTAAACGCTGAGGGGAAGAAAGGTAAAATGAATAAAAAGCTTCTTTTTTATAATGGTGAAACTACGCGCTCCGGATCGTGTAAGCCGTTCCATTCGATGAGATATTCGTGATTTATGATATCATCATCACCCTCACCATGAGAACCACCGGCGTCTATAGATGATTGTTTCCCTTCGTTGCCGCCAAACAACAATCCACCAATGGTCTCATACCATATCGTATATATCCCACCACATTGGATATTGCGCATAGCGTCGTGATTATCCTGGTTGGTTTCGTCGACTCTAAAAGTTAATGCATAAGCTCTGCTTGTGGTTTTCTTTCTGCGTCCGGATATATTAACAACAGATGGAGTTGCTTTCGGAATCGAACCAATACCTGTTAACACACGGATATCGTGCTCTTCATTCGTTGAATCGTTTCCTAATCTTGCAGCCCATTCCGTCGCTAAACTAACATCCGTAAATGCAGGCGCATTTCCTTTTGCAAAGTAGACCTTGTGGATCTGTGAGTTATTTATTTCGGGGGCGCAATTGTCGAATTTGAATGATGGTAATACTTGTTCGCAGTCTTCAGGACAGATTATACTTGCCATAATTAAAATGTTTAATACAAATATATTAATATTTGTTATTTATAAATCAATATTTTAAAATAAAACTACGCTGGTTCTTCCAACGCTGTCAACCGATCCTCTATAGATGCCAGGCGGCCTTCTAATCCCAACACATCAGCAACGGTAATATCCTCACCATTGATCTTTTTGAGCTCTTCTTTAATTGCATCAATTTGTAACTGCTTGTTACCTTTTTGATTTTGATCTAAATATCCCATATTATTTATTTTTGAATTTCCTTGGTTCCAAAACTTAGTGCTATCCCCATCATAAGAAAGCCTACCGGGCTGTTCTGCAAATCCATCCCACCGAATAGTTGACCTACCACTTGATTAGCTTCAGGAGCATATGTCAATATCACGGCAATAACGATCAGCACCAAAATCGCCCAAAGCCATGAAGGAAGGTTTTCCCATAATAATTTATTCCAGTTTGTCGGAATTTCCGACGATTGCAGATAAGGTCTAGCCTTAATAAGGGTGTAGAGGACTATCCCCAACACACCTAGTATAATGTTTAAAATCATTTCATTAATCTTGGTAAGTAGTAATCATTTAGCTCATGCCATTCAGCCCATTGCTCTTCCGTCAGAACGTTAGTAAGAACACTCATTCGTATTCCATTACCATGCTGCCATTTTTGTGAGTTGGTCTGGTTCTCCCATTTCGCTGGCCATATCCAAAAATAGATGAAGCCAAAGTATATTGCTATAGCAAGAACTATCAGACCGATAACGCCCAAAGTATCCTGATATAACCACACATCGATATTTATCGAGTAAACGCCAAGGATGATCATTAGTGGCATGATGATAGCAGCTGGTCTAGGCATACTATGAAAGAGCCCCAGCGCTTTGAATTTGTAATCGCCTACAAAAAGGCGTGTTAATAGTTTATTCATGTTATTTAGATATATTACCAAGTTGTTAATGCAGATCTTACCCATGTGTTTGTAGCTACGCACACATAAATATGTGTAGATGTTATTCGTATTTCTCCGGTAGAGCCTGTTGCTGTAGCGGATATAGGAGCGGTGTTAAGGGAGGATAACCTATATTGAGCCGTTGTTAGGTTTCCCTCAACCGTCGCATTTCCCGAAGAATTAACCTCGAATGCATTGATTCTATTGTCATTATTTGTTCCCCTACCAACAACAAAAAGCCCAAAACTAGAAGGAGCATTATATTGCCCTACTAAAGTCTGTTGAGATGACCCGGAAACTAAGCCTACACCTCCTACAGTCACTGACCTTAAATGAGTTGCTGAATTACCTTGCCCTCCTATATTAGCTGAGCCACTACTAGTGGCAGAGTTGCTAATCCCTGTTGACACTGAGCCTTGGCCTGACGAAATATTATTTTCACCTAAAGCAACAGATGAAGTACCCGAAGCTGTAGAGTTGTATCCTGCTGCAAAAGAGCTTATCCCTGTAGCCCCGTATGTATTTGATACAGCAACACTTCTACTAAAGTCTATAGCCCCCAACCCAATGTCTCCAAAATAAGCTGGGTTTGACGATCTTAATCTATATCCTATTCCGTTACCTTCATTCAAAGCTTCTATTACTGACTGGGCATCTACATATGTTTTATTCGTTAAGTGACCTGCACTAGTAGGAGGTGTAATTGATGAGATATTACCTGAAAAAGATGCTGAGGTTCCACTTAAAGGTGCAGTTATAGTTATATCAGTATTAGATACTGACATTGCATTAACTCCTCCTGCTGTAAGTTTTATTTGGGGGGAGCTCTCTGCAAGTTCTATACTGGAAGAAGATTTAAGATTTTGTAAGGATATATCGTTACTTTCTGCACTTGCTTTACCTACGAATCCTGATATAGAAGCATCTGCTCTATTCCTGAAATTTATACGAGCTGATCCTTGAGTCCCATTACCTCCAGTTATATTTATTGTACCTGCTGAGGGGCTTGCTTGAACAATATTGAAACTGCCTGTTAAAGTCCCTCCGTTTAAAGATAGCTTAGTATCTACATAAGTTTTATTGGTAAGATGACCGCCCACGGTAGGTGCAGGGTTTGAATTTACATTACCACTGAATGTTGCTGTAGTGCCCGATATTCCCACTGTAGCGGATATAGCTGTATTTGAAACAAGTAATCTACTAGCATTATTGGTCCTAAGATCAACTTCGGGAGATGAGCCACTAACTTGTACCCCCGATGTTGTTAGCGAATTAAATAAGGTGATATTATCGGTGGTAGGACTAGGCTTTCCTACATACCCTATTTGATTACCAATCGCTTTTCCTTGAAATCTTACATAAGCTGTACCGTCTCCAGTATCATTTCCTCTAAGATCTAGTATTGCACCGGATGCCGCAGACGGTCTTACAACTGGGTTATTCGTGAAAGTCTTAATTCCGCCTATAGATTGGGTTGTAGTTAAATCAACAAATCTTGTGTCATACCCATTCCACTTATCTACTTCGGTTTGAGTGAAGTGTTTTGTACTCCACATCCTTCTCCAAGTAGGGTCAGTTGTATTAGGCCCAAAGTTGAAGTGAAGATCCGAGGCATCATCTAGAGCTAATCTTGCTACAGCAGATCCAAGTCTAAATATATTAAGTATATGACCATTTAAAGTCGAAGGTATGTTTGTTGAAGAGTTGGAGTATCTGTATATACCTGTAGTAGATATCTCTTTTAAGTCACCCACAAAAACCGAATTATTTTCTACTCCCCTTCCAATCCCAAAACTTTCGACCCAAGGTCTAGTAGCAAGTATCTCAAACGGAGTATATGCAGTAGTAGATATTCCTGATCTTAGATATAATACATTACCTTCATCGGTAGCAGATTTAAATAAATCAAAATCACCTAAAGCCGAACCGCCTCCTGCTCTGCTATATTTAAATCCTCCACCTGCAGCTACGGGATACCCAACTGAACCCGAAGTTGTATTGTAAGGATAAAACCCAGCCGGAGCGATAACAGATGCGTCAGGGAATGTCGTAACTGGATTAGGGAGTAAAGAAGATAAAGCAACTGAATTTCCTCCACTAATGTCTATTCTGCCCGCAGTAGGACCTACAGATAAAGTTTGGGGTGATGGTATTTGGGTAGACACCCAATCTCTATCAGCTAATACTACCCACGGGTTCCAAGTGCCTGTACCTGAACCGCCCCTAAATCTTAATACATTTTCAGAATTAGAATTTTTCCACAACTGAAATGCTCCTAAATTATTGCTGTCCCCCGATCTATGGAAGGTCAGACCACCGCCTAAAGTGGAGGGATAGTTTGTTGACCCAGTTGTATTAGTGAATACAGATAGACCCGCTGAACTGACTGGTTTTACATCCGCATCGGGTGAGTCTGTAGAACGTAAACTATTTAAAGTAATCGTATTTCCGCTACTTATGGAAATCGATCCTGTACCGCTTGGTTGAGCTGTCAAAGTTTGCGGTGCAGGTATTTGAGAATTTACATAATCTTCAGAAGCTATTTTTGTCCATGGCCTGAATGCTCCGTTAGAAGATGTCCTACTTCTAATCCACATTTCATTTTGATAGGAATTAAATAGTAATTGTGAGCTCCAGGCTGTATGTCCTACATTTAGCATTTTAAAGGCGCTTGTAATAGGTATAGTATCATCACCAAGAAATCCTTGACCGTAAGTATATACTCCTAAATTAGATAATTGATCTTTCGGGGGAATAGCACTACCTCTACTTAGGCCATTTACTCCGATACCCAAGTATCCACTTGTCATCACTTTACCCGCTGAAACTTCTTCAACCCCTAATGCATCTACACCAACAGAAAAAGTAGAGTTGCCTGATTGATTAGCCGTAAAGGTTGAACTACCAGTTAACCCAGCACCCGTAGACATCGTCAAAGTACCATTGTTAACTGTTGGCGTAGCAGCCGTAATAGCATTGGACACAGCTAATGTAGTTGGATAAGTCGTATTGTTGGCAGAAGCTAAAGAAGTTGCTTTGTTAGCTACTGCTTCTTTCGAATCCAAAGATGTTTGTAGTCCTGTAACCGTCGATATAGCCTGCACTCCTGTATGCGTTGCTCTGTCTCTTAGTTGGGCGTCTGTACTATTCACGGTAGCACCAGTTGCAATTCCGTCCAGTTTTACTTTGTCGGTTGAACTCATAACACCTGCTAAAGTGGTCGATGATACAGGTATAGTAACTCCTGTTCCATCTGAGTTAGTTATGGGTACAGTTGTGGTAGTCCGAGAACCTACAGCAAGATTAGATGGCAAATTAGGTGAAGTATTGCTTATTACTCCCGTTGAGCTGTTATAACCGATCCCTGTGCCAGCCGATAAAGAAGCTCTAGCGCGCGCCTGAGTAAAATATAAATTCGTAGATCCTTCGGGTATTTGATCTGTATTATCTACCGATGGAGAAAGCAATTCAATCCAGTTCGCTAACGTTGTTGCTGGCGAAGCTTGTAGTATGAAAGACTTATCGATGTCATTCCTTACGGCAACATCACCTATTTCAGCGGCTAAAGCTAGCATCTGTGCCTGTGATGAAACTACAAATGTTTCGGTAATCGCAATAGATGGTAATTGTCCTGCTGGCAATTTACCATCAGCACCTAACGTAGCTACCCCGTTAACAGCACCTTTTTCGGAACTGTTTATTTTGTTATTTAGTTGGGTTTGTATTGCACTAGTAACGCCTGTCAAGTACCCAAGTTGGGTGTTTGTTACAGCGCTTACGGTTACTTTTCCGCTGGCATCACTTATCAAAGCCCTATTAGCTGTAAGGTTTGCCGTAGTAATTGTAGAAGCTCCTCCGGTTATAGTGGCCTGTTTCGCGTCTAGTGCTGCCTGTAGACCACTAACTGTACTTATAGCCTGCGTGCCCGTGTGGTTCGCTCTAGCCCTCGCTCGAGTGTAAACATCCAACGCAATGCTATCGATTTGAGCATTGGTATAGCCCGCAGATATTAGAGCATCGTAATCCTCCTTACTTCCGATGTTAGTGTAGGATCCTGCCTTGCCTGTCCATATAAGTCCATCGGGGGATTTGAACAGATTTGTCGAATAAGGAACGGATCCTGTGGGAAGGCTCCCCTGTGTCTGTCCGAAAGCTACCCCGAACAGCATCATAATTATTAATATATACTTCATTATCTTATGTCGATTATTTCGAACTTCCATTTTGCACCCGGAATTTTTGTGAATTGTATGCCCTGAACATTGCTAAACACTACGCCACCAATCGGAAGATCAGGATAGGAGTTATTAAGATCTGATCCAAGCGTATCCATTGTAATCGTTTCATCTGGAATGTAGTTAAGAGAAACAGAATTCAATTGCCTAAATGTCACAAACTGTCCCTCTTCTTCAGCATCTTCTCCCCATACAGGCTTTTCAAAGTAATTTTCCTCGGAAAACACATTATCCAGATCAAGCATCGCGACGTTTTCACCGGAACGTTCTTCAAGCTGTTGGAGCGTCACAAACTCGTCTTCTTCCTGAGCTCTTTGCCCTTTTACCCGTCTGTCAATAGTGATAAACTCCGCTACAGATGAAATTAGGATTGTGACTATTTTTTTTACTTTCAGTATGCTTTTCATCTTATATCTTCTCTATATAAATGACAGATTTGTACGGTGGCATGTTATTATGCGTATCGTTAGCCTGACTGATGTTCACCGAGATCTTTGATAGGTTTTGATGAGCCCCACTTGTAGCTGTAGCATCAAGGGATTTAGTTCCATTAATACCTGGTGTCGAAAACACAAGCTTCTCAATGGTATTGTTCCGGGCAGATCCGGCGGTCCGATCAGCTACTCCAGCTACTTCAAAAGAACCCTGTTGAGAAGACGTTAATCTTACTTCTTTTTCACCTCCTGTTGCCCCAGCTGGATAGGTAGAGCTTTCACCAATTAGAAACCACGATCCATTTCCTGTATATCGCTGCCAACCGGTAGGAATATTAGCCAAAGTGCCGTTCCACTGCACAACAATACCTGTAGGAATTTGTATCAAAGAGTCTGCTAGCGTGTTAATTTGACTCTGGAGGTCATCCTTGGTTTGGGTAATCTCAATTTCCAGATCTGAAATTTTGTTCTGGATTTCCTCAAGAAGCGTCATTGATATATCCCCATTGTCATCGCACAGGAAAGAATTGTAAACAACAATGATATCCGCAATGTTTTCTGAAGAAAGACCGGTAATATATACCGGGGTCGCAGCACTAAACAAATACGTACAATCAACAGAAACAAGAGCCTCATCGACTTCATGGCTCGTTATTTCGTCCCCACCGTTGGTAATCCCGATCTTTAATGTAAATGGCTCTTCGCTCAACCGCTTGACATACACTGCCAGCAAGCCGTTATCCTCGTCAAACAAATTTGGAAGACTGATCGCCTGGTTCTGATTTCGGAAACGCTTATATCTCGTCACCTGACAGATCGGGGCGATATCGGTATCGCCATCATCGAACATGACCGAATCAATAAAGTCAATAAACTCGTTGTAATCGAGCTGACCACATTGATTGAGGTATGCTTTAATCTGTTCTTTTGTTTTAGTCGCCATATTCTAACCGCAGCACGTTGTATAAAGTGATTCCTCATCCTGTTCGAATGTCAGATCTAAGCGTGCGTAACACGGTGGATTTAACCATTCGAGATTTTCAACCTTTACATTTTCCATCTGGGAAACATAAAGACCGTTGTTGGTGGTGACTAAAACATTAGGGTGCAAACCGATCATCGTTAGTGATTCGATCAGCCAATCGGGGGCAATTAGACTGATCCGATATCGGTTCGTATATTTTACAAAGCTAGGAATAAACCGACCTTCAATTTCTTCTCCTTCTTCGATTATTCCTGGAGTGGATCGTTCAATTGCGCTATCAGCAAATAACAGATTCTTGTAGTTATTTATGTAACTGATAGCGGCAATCTTACAATCCCCTGCCCACTCTATTTTGATAAGTTCACTCAAATTAACATTGCTGTCAATTTTAAAAACCTCACTGTAATACTTTTGTCCGGACTGAAACTCAACCACCGAATAAAACGTTCCATTGCACATTTCGAGCGGAGCGATTTCACCGTTGTTAAATCTGAATTTTAACTCTTGACCGTTGTAAAGATAGTTTTCAAATGAATTATCAATATTTTTTACTAATATATCAATATTTTGGTTAAGATTGAAAGCAGAACTTCCATCTAAATAATTTACGGTCCAGGAGATCACTAAATCATTATCGTTTCTCATCCTTCGGATCTGAAACGGCAAAAGAAAATTAGCACCACAGAATAGATCAAATACGCATGAATGATTTGAAGCCCCTTCTCTAAACCTAAATTGTTTTCTGATGTTATCATACATCGGAAAAGCTGTCTTTAAATAATTATTTATCATCTCCCGTCATTTTCATGGTGTTCATAATTGTTTCCTCCCGTTCCTGGCTCAGTGCCGACATAAATGGTATAACCATTAGTTGCCGAACCGCCAACAGATTCGGTTGCCTTGTATACCTGCCTATCTGTTTCAAAGGTCACGCGCTGCGCATTGCTAAAGGTTACCACACGGTTTTCTGTCTCAATAGGATTTCTTGTATTCCGAATAGTTATTTTTGTGTTAACAGCTAAAGAAGTTACCGTTTTTGGGAATATCTTGTCAGCATCATAATATAGAGCAACCGACAGATCTCCGAATCTTCCAGCACGACCTACCGAACGAATATTTATAATCTCACCGAAAGCATGTGTAGTAGCAGGATTACCGACTAAGATGCGCACTTTAGCTTTTTTGTAGAGCGAATATTGATTTGGATCGTAACCAGGGAAGTAAGCTATGTACTCAAATTCATCGATCCCAACATAACCGGGAGATGGAGTGTAAACAAATGAACCATCTGGATCCATTTCAACGGTTCCGTCCATCAGTGTACTTTGATCATAACTGTGTACTTGCGTTACTTTGTATTTAACCGTTCCATTAAGATTGTAAAAAATATCATTTGACAATACACCAGAGGCAGCATTGACAGTTAACACTGTATCTGCAGCCATAGTGTATTTATCATCCAAAACACCGTCATTACCCGTCCTGCTATTGGGCACAAACGGATTTTGTAATCCGTTGACGACTACAGACACCAGGCCGTTATTTGAGAATACATTACCCTTTTTCAATCGATATATAAAGGTGTCTTTTGGTATACCTAATGGAAAATCATTGCGATACCCGATTTTACCCGTGTATCGTACCTGACTACCAACAACCTCTAGGGAAGCATGAAGCGGCTGCTGGACAATTTCAATAGTCGAGTCGCCAACATTAACATCATTGGCCATAACGTTAAGTAACGTTGGCAATTCCATTTTTACCTCGAAGTTATCATTTACCACAAGAGGCGCCTGTTCTTCAGGAGTTTCGTATTCGTCCGTAGAATAAGCTACCGTCAATGTCAATAATTCGGTGTGATAATCGAATGATGACTTTTGTATTTCCCCGGTACCAAGGATTGTCTTCACAGGTGCGTCTAGGTCGAAATCAGTATTACATCCAAACGGTATCTTAAAGTCCACCCCGATCTTCGCTTTGACAGAGCTTTCAAACGTCTCGGGTTTATCATTCATATATCCATGTCTGAAGCTTCGATTGTGACGGAAGTATTTATCCTGGATATGAGCAACAGAAAGACAATTGTTTGGCTCGATATAGTTATCCAAGATCCCCTCTTCAGAAAGCATCCGATATTGATTACCGCCGATATGTTCAGCTGCTATGAGAACCAGACCGTCTTTTGAAGTAGGATCTTTCTCGTATTTTTCGCCGTTTGCATTGACCAGGGTATATCCGGTAAGGATACTGTATATGTCTGTAGTAATAACTTCTGTTTTCCATTCTTTCTTCCGTTCGCCACGCTCGGCCATTGTACAACCGTTGTTATAATAGATAGATGTGCCTTGGTGGTCTTTAAGTGTCATCAATGTGAGCACATCCGTATTCTTGATCGAGTTTTTCATCGTCCACACTTCCTCCGGATATTGCATATCGTTGTTGTATGAATACTTACCCATCCCCGCTAACCATTTTTGATAATGCTGAACCTGGGTAATGTCCTGGACTTCCTTATTCCGGAAGAAGGAAATATGTTCAATGATTAGTGTGTCGTTCTCGATCTCGTAATCCAGATTATATAGCGTCACCAGATCGTTCCAAAGTTCAGTCCATTTGATGTTGGCGATGGTAGCTCGCTTTTCCGCAAACGGCCGCTGGACGTCTGTGATCTGGGCCATAACCAAGTGAGCAACCTGTGTTGCTTCTCCGGTCACATAATTCACGCCGGAAACATTCTCCGCGTTGATCTGAAAGAAATCTGATTTGATATTCAGATTGAACACGGAAGTCGCAAAATACCGGAGTACATCGTTTAATCGGATATATCGGTTATTGGATCGGAAGCTGTTGCTCCCAAGGTAATCGAATATATACCTCTGCACATCTTTTACCTCACCCACAGGCAATGTTTCTCCAGACGATCTGGCTGGATCAAGGAAAGTAAACAACTTTGTATCGTCAAGAGGTTTTATCCAAGTGACAATAACATTATTACCGGTAACTTGTGCCGGGCCAGATATATCAATCTGCTTGATACTCCACTGCCCCGGCTCAGACTCTCCGCAAATATCTATGTCAAAATATTTAAAATTGCCTACTCGCTTTTCGCAAATCTTATCCAATACAGCCACTTCAGAACCATACACCAATTCCACTCGACTAAGTCCGATATCCAAAAGGTTGACTACTTTCTCCTTGTTCTGATCGATGATATTATATACAGAAGTGCCCTGTACTTTTAAGGTAACACGACAATGGGTTAAGTCCCAATCGCCGTTAGAGAGTAAGATGAGCCCTCGGCCTTTCTCCACGTACCCTTCATTGCATTGACGTTGAATGATCAGGTGCAACTCCTGGCATCTGGCTGAGCTTTGCTCAAGAGGAAGAAGTAACTGAAAATCTTTTCCAATAAATGTGACGGTACCGGAGAATGTTTCTTTAAGTACAACACTTTCTCCTTGCTCATGGTCCTGCTTTAAATCTCTAAAGGCAGGATTTACGGGATGTAACACCCCATTAATTTCTATAAAAAATAAATACCTTGGTTCCATTATGCTTTTTTCTTCCAGATTATACGTTTATGATTGACACCTATGTTGACGATCCAATGATCACCCATATCGATGCGTTCTTCTTTATTTCGTTCGTTATCCAACATTGCTTTGTTTGTATTAGCGATATCCCTAAGCGCATCATTGTCGACATCTTGTCCGTGTGTTCCTCCAGTAGCCTGGTGCTTTTGAGCCAGTACGACAACGTTGTTCATATCACCCTTATCAACTTGCGCATTCTTATGCACAGAAACCCCTTCATCATTTAGTTGTTGAAATAGCGGGATCAAATGCTTGTTTCTAGCTGTAATCGCAAAGAATCCCTCATTACCTTCAACTTCTGCTATTCGCTTCCCAGTCTTTTCGTTGTACACTCCTAACCCGCCCTGCTCATGAGACGGACCGTTTAACAAATGAACACCACCTTTACGGTACGATGGAACAGATTCAGCTTTCATCGCTTTAATCTGGTTTTTTATACTCATCATCGTCGCAAGCATAGAAAGGCCAGCTGCTGCAGCAAGAGCCACACCCACGAAAGGAATACCGGAGTGAGCTTCGAAGATCTTAGCGGCAGCAAGCCCCAACTGACTTGCCTGTACAGCACCATTTAATGCAATCTGTGCAATAGCCAGTTTTTGTTGCCGTTTTTGAAGTTCTTCCTGCTGGGCAATCTCTTTATCCCGCTGAACCTGCAGCGCATCTAGTTCGGCCTTTTTACCCTCCACGTTAGAAGCATACCCTTTCTTCTGAGCCTCGATCTCTTTATCAAGTTCTTTCTCTACATCGGAGATCTGCTTGGTTAATGTATCGATCTGCTTTTGCTTGGCCTGGATCTGAAGGTTTAATGATTCCTCAAAAGCCTGTGCGATTTGAGAGAAAACCTGTTTATAGGAATCTACGATCAACTGCGCATCCTCATCAGACATATCGATCCCCAACAATTGAAAAATATTCTTTTTACCCCCTTCTTTAGCTTTTTCTTCGATCTGTTCGCTCAACGTGGAAATTAGAGCTTCGGTCTGTGCAATGGCGACCGCATTCTCTTCACCGCCTATAGCTTTAAGTATTTCCAAACGCTTTTGGGCAGCATCAAGCGTGACCTGCAAACGGATCATTTCACGAAGCCTTGCCTGTTTCTCCTGGCCCTTACCGGCTACTTTTATCAGATCAACTTTTGCAAGCTCGATATCCTCTTGGTCTTTAAGATCCTTCAGCGCATACTTAGCATTGACGGAGGCAATCTCCCGGTTCTTCTCCTCAGTGAAGTCTTTCTCAACACCGAATGCATCTTTGTACTGCTCAGTAATTTTTTTGTATTTATCGTCTAGTTCTGCCAATTCAAGATCCTGATCTTGCTTATTAATCTGCAGGAGCAGTTTGTTGGAATCACTTTGCGCTGTTGCCAAGTTGTTAAAATAGTCTACATCGATTGCCCATAACTTAGCTATGTGCTCCTCGGCCAGCTGCTCACTAATTTTATCAAGAGAAGATTTGAGTCTATTCTTTTCTTCTTCTGTACCTTTAAAGTCTTCTAACTGGCGTTTAAAGCTCTCAAGTTCCTGTTGGTACCGGATCGATTCAAGCTCCTTCGATTTTTCGGCACTTTCCTCCAGCTGCCGAGTCAGGGTTTCTTGGCGTTCGTATTCAAGATCAATCAGCTTACGATTAAAATCCTTAATGCGTTGAAGTTCCTTTTCTCGCTCCCGTGCAGCCTTGTCCATCTCCTGCTTTCTTTTATCAGCTGCTCTTTTGCGTTCATCCTCCATTTCCTTGTTGGTCTTGGCTTCCCAAACTTTAAAATCATGTAAGGCCTCCATTTGCTCTTCAGATCCAGCCTTGGTCAATGCCAATAAAGTGGAGTGCAATGCCCTTTCTTGTTCTATAACCTTTTGGCCAGCTGCTTTACGCAATTCGATCTCTTTTTCAAGAGCAATTTTCTGCGCTTCCAATTTTTCACGGTGTGCAGCATCATTCTGACGTTGAATCTCGAAGTTGAACCCTTCGTTGTAATTTTTTACGACATTCATCGAATCAACAAAAGCATCAATGGCGGCTCCGGCCCCTTCAGTTAACAGAGTGTACAGAACTTTGATAGGCGTGATCATCCATTGGAAAATTGCATTTCCAACACCCATCGCTATGGCTTTTATTTTATCGAATCGCTGTCCCCACTTCTCGGCCTCGGGACCACTCATTTTTATCGATGACGTTAACCTGTCCCAATTGGCGATCAGATAACCAAGGGCTATAATTATTAATCCTATCCCTGTTGCAGCTAATGCAATACGAAATATTTTCAAAGCTCCAGTTGATGTTCCTACAACGGTAGTATAAAGTGCTTGAGTTGCAGTAAGTACCTTATTGGCTACACTTTCCCGATTTTTCAACTGTACCTGTATTTCCTGAAGTCCCTGGAGGACGGCAATGCCGGCAGCCAACTTAGCAGTGACTTTTTCTAGGTCTTCGCTTTCTGCACCGAATAGAGCCATTGTTCCCTGTGCGACATTAAACCCTGCGGCCACCAGAGACGCGGACTCAATAAGTGTATCGAGTCCCTGTGTATTGGAAGATGTCTTCTTTAATTCATCGTTTACCGCGGTTATTGCCTGCTTTATTTCGGTGGCCTTGTCCAGTAACGCATCATATTCTGCAGTATCCACTTGGCCCTCAATACGCATCCGAGCCAGCTGTTGGATAGTCTCCTCTAACTGCGTATTTAGCGATTTCACTTTATCTTCCAATTCAGGGACGATCCTGTTCCCTAATTCATCGAATCCTTCCTTACCCGCATTTTTAATGCGTTTCAATTGCTCTTCAGTATTTGATATCTCCTGATTTATCCGGATAATCTCTTGTGGATTAGTCTCTCCCTTTAGTGAATCTTGGAAGAACTTGAGTCGGTCAGTCAACTGATCCCAGGATAAAGTTGATATATCAACAACTTCGGTGGTACGGCCGAGCATTTGGTTGGCCGTTTCGATATCAGCAGAAAGCTGCTTGAACAATTCGCTCGATGGATCCATCCCCTCCATTTTTGAAGAAATGAAGTCAATAAGCACCCCCAGCTGATCAAGTTCATTGTTCGCGCCGTTTATGCTCGATCCTAATTGATTAAGTTCTTCAGGACTGAAAGCTCCCATTATTGAGTCTGAAAGCTTATCCACCAATTCACCTGACTCCTGAAGCTTAGAATTCATTGGAGTTACCGCTTTAGATGCCCTATCATATACCGCAACAATTTTATCACGAAGGATTTCCATATCCTTGGCGAATACTTTTATCTGTGTAGGATCGGTAGCACTAGCAAGAGCCTTTTTTGCATAGTCAAGCCCTCTTGCATATTCAGCGACAACTTTACTCTGCTGATCACTAAGCTTAATATTTTCGTTCTGTTTCTTTGCAACCTCGTCAAAGACCTGGATCATAATCCGCTCAGCTTTCGCCCGGTCTTCCGCTGTCTTTTTTGCCACCAATGTAGCCTGCATCTGCTCATTGATTTTTTCTGTAGAAGCAGCAGTACCGGCAACAATCTGATCATTCATCTTCTTAAACGATTCTCCTGTTTCCTTCGCTTGGTTTTGCACTGCCTTGGCGCTTTCAATAGTTTTACTAAGAGCTTGATCAACTCCGGATATATCTATACTTAATGGAATTTCATAACCTTCACCTGCTGCCATAACTATTTTTTGTTTTTAGTTCTTTGATTGTTGCTTTGCTTTTGGTCCTGCACTCTCTTTTTGAAGAGTTCGAAAAGCCTCCAGAATTCCATGCAGGATGTTCTTTTTAAGGCATTGAATGCATTCTTATCTCCCTCAGACATCATATACCACAGATCAATCCAGCTCTTCTTATTTTTGACCTGCTCGTATTTGATACTTTTTACTCCTCGGATCTCGGTATCGGCGTCTCCTGTAAGATTTTTATTTGAGAGGATATTTTTTCCAAATATTCCGGGGTAAGTGTACTCGAGCTCTCGCCGATAAGCCTTGAAAAAACGAGAGCTAACTGAAAAAAATCACCGATCGCTAGCCCCTCCTTTCTCCAGCCATCTATCTTTCTAGATATTCCCTCATCAGTTATTTCAGAACGGTCTTCATTCTCCTCATTGATGAACAGAGCACATAGTTTCAACTGTACCGGCGTTCGATCAATAGCATTTAATACACTTGTTTGCATGTTGTGAGCTAATACCGCGATATCCGCAAACTGAAGCTCATTGGCCAACTTGGTTACCAGTGCCCAATTTTGATGCATTTCTGAAAATGATGATGTGCCATACTGAAGCTCAAGGGAAAGCTCTTCATATTTAGACCAACGAGCGATACTGATATCATCAGCTTCGATAAAATAGGTTTTGCCGTTCGCTTTAAACTGGCGAGCCTCGATATTGATGTGTTTAATTTTCATTGATATTTAGTGATTAAAAAGATTGATAGACAAATCGCATAAGGAAAAAAGAAGACATTGCTTGTGCTTGACAACTGAGAGGACAGAAACAGAAATGACCAAAAAGTAAGCTGGCCAGTGAAGCATTTGGCGCAAAGTCCCAACGGCTTCCCAAGCCATGAAGGTAGTTTACCGAGCAACCGACCATACCAATTAAGTATATCTTCATACAGAAGGATATTACAGAAGACGTGTCCGATCACCGAACAACAAAATCCGATCATCGACCAAAAAAGAAAGAAAACCATTGCATCTAACATATGTCGGGGTCAGTTAAGGGTTCGATACAACTATCACTTAACCGGAAAGATGCTTTGATCTTCAGTGCGAAAAAATCGTACGGAGGCATCAAATACTGAGTGTTCACTTCCGGGTAAACATATTGACTGAATATAGAGGCGCTGCGCACTGGCGAAGAGACGACATTAAATTTAAGCTTTGTGATGGGGGCATCATTATAAAACTTTTTGCAGAGATACATTATATCAGCCATAGCGTTTACGCTGACCGCTTCCACATTAGCAGATATCTTTTTAGGACAGAACCAACACACCAAGGTAAGATCCGAGGTCCAGTCGTTTCCCCCATCGTGCTTGGAACCACCATCTTCAATGTAGAACATTCCCTTTATACGATCATCCGGGATCATCGGAACCGATTCCTTCTCCTGCGTTACATCTACCTCGATCGGGAACCGGATCACTTTTGTTTTCCCGCTCCCGGAAGAATCTTCTTTTGTGATCGTCTGTACCAGACCTGCCGGCCTATCAAAGTAAGGCAGATCAGTCAGGAGCATTTTTAACACTTTAGCAACGTATAGATTCATATTTTATATTTTTCGAATAATTTATCAGTCATTTCTTTAGCGACCGTATTGAGCAACTTCTTCTCTTCTTCATTTGGAGAGAGGAAGTCTCCGTACATTTGGAAACCGTACGAGAGTCTATTGGCGAGTTCAGGTTCTGGTGCTCCAAGGTATGCTTTGGCGACAAAGCCACTTGTCTCGATCGATACCACATTAAGGTTCTGGAACGTCCTCCCGCTGAAAGTAAAGTCAACATGATTTGTCTGACGACCATTTGCTTCTCTCACATCTTTCCAGGAAACCAACTCTTTTTTCTTCTTCTTTTGCTTGATCATACGATCAAACCCTGCTCCATCTAACCTAGCATAAGCGTTTGAGTAATTGTCATTGGAATAGAAGTAAGCTGGAACTCCTTTATCAGAGTACTGCTTTCCAGGTATACCTTCAGCCTGAATCCTACTGACTATATATGCCTTATGATTACTGGCCATAGCACCAGCAATTCGCTCCGCTTCCGCGGGAAGTTCATCACGAAGCTTTGTAAGTTTCTCTATTAGGTCCCGGAGCTCTTGCATACTTTTATCTAATCAAACCCTTGTACATACGATCGGAGTCACTGCAACCCACACAATCGTTAACCTGGTCAAAAGGATATGTCTGCGCCAACCAAAGGATCCTCGTATCAAATTCCTTTTTGAAGTGATTCCGTTTACCCCACAAGTGCTCTTTTGACAGCATGGTAAAACGATTGATATTGCCACTACCCATTAGCTCTTCAATTAGCACCTCCTGTGCTTTGTACGCGATTGCATGGGCAATTGTTTTGGTTTCGTCTAGCTCCAGTAGATTGCAGATACTTTCTTTTGATGTGCAATCAATCTTCGCTTCCAGGAAGATGCCGTTTGCATAAACGGAAGAGTGATCAGTGGTCAAACTTCCCACCGAAGCCGCAAAAACACCTCCTATCGACAGATAACTCTTAAGCACTGCTTCAGAACCGCCACAGCTACAGGTAGCTTTGTTATCACGAGGAAAGCCTGATAATTCGGTATCATAAACGAAGTAATAATCTATCGGTCTACCCGTGTCATCAGACAAAGGCAATTCAATAATTTCATTGAGATCATGTGTAACCGATATATTGGCTATAGTGGGGATATTTTCTATTGATTGAAGGAATTGGGGCTCGACATTTCCATGTGACTTGTAAATCGAAACAGTTACATTCCTCTCGGCAGACCATATCAGGCCAATAGCCGATATTTTAATGCTGCTACCGCGAATCAACCGCGTACGTAATCTTAATCCTGCATACTTAGGCAGGTTATTCAATGTGCGTAAATGGTTCACCTGTCCGATCCGGCTATTAAACGGCTTGTATCTACGAGAAAATCCACCTTCGGTTGCGTATTGGGCAAGCATAGTTTCTATAAAAGCGTCGATTGCTCTCTTCCGAGCCTGCCTCGTCTTTTCAACAAAGTCCTGACACCCTATCTTATCAATAGCAGACAATTTAAGTCCTCCCTCTACTTCGTCAATATAGATCCCGGAAGTACTTTCTCTATCTTCAGGTGTAACAGCCTGAGTTGCACATTCGCAATCTGTGTTTGAAATTCCAACTATTTTATTTAAGCAATCCATATATTCTTTAATAAAAAAGGGAAGGGCCTTGCCCTCCCCTATAATCACCATCAACATCGGCGCCTTCCCCCCAGACGACGCCAATTTCTTTATTAGGCGGCTGGTTTCTTTTTGAACAAAAGAATCCCAGTGACATCCTCATTACAACGAATAGGATTAAGCCAAAATCCTGTTCTAATTTTATAGGTCCAGCTATGCCAGATCTTACCGCCAATACACTCCATTTTATACGTTACATCATAACGCAAACCAGGAATATAATTCGAAGGAACTGAATACCGTGTCACGGTTGGGTTATCGATCTTTCGAGGTTCTTCTGAAAATCTAGATTTTGAACCAAACGCGACCGATCCCGGATCTAAGACGATTGTGACATCTTCCATAGCATTGGATGCGAAGCCAAATAGATCGTTACGGTAACTTAGATCCCCGTACATCGACGCCGCCGCCTTTCCGTCGTCGTTGCCAAGATACTTCTGAGATTTGTAATTGTCTTGAAACAGATTACCACCATCTAAAACCAACAATGACGAGAACTTATTCATAATTCTAGCCTGTTGCAAATAAGGGAAGAAACCTTCAGCTGTAAAATTAGCCGCATCGATCTCCGTGTATCCCGCAACGTTTGTTCCGATAGTGCCAGCGCCAGCATATCTATTTACACCGCCAAATGTTAATAATTTTGCAGCTAATTTCAGATTCAGTTTTTCTATTAGATTCTTCTCTGTTGCTAATAACGAAACAGCAACTGCTTCTTCCAATTTTACAAAGTTGCCACGGAACTTTTCTTCCTGTACTTTGTACGAAGCTTGAACAAACGTATCTATTTCCTCTAATTGAGACTTACTCTCTGGCTCTGTCGCTTGGATATCACAAGAATCGTCATCAGTTACTTCATCATCGGCGTTGTCTTGGCAGAAATCTACCCAATTCACGGATACTTGACGATCCAATGATTCATCTTCGATTTCCTTTACATTCGCCGTCTGTTGCTCAGCTATAACCTTAGCTGTTGCCATATCCGGGTTATAGTCACGATTTTTAACCTTATCGTGCCATTTTTCCTCCATCCGTAACTGTAATTCTACTAGCGCGGTTTTATTGAATTCCCCTGCTGCCATTTTTTTTAAATTTTAAGTGAACGACTATGCTTGTTGTTTATTCCAAGCTTCTTTAATTTCGTTCCGCTGTTCAATGGGAATACTTCTGTCTTGAATTGTCTTTAGGTACTCATCCTCGTTTTTCGGAACTGTTATAGGTCCACCTGTAGTAGTTGTTTTGTTGCCTTCTGTGCCTCTTGCGCTGCTCTGTTTGAAATCAAAGTAGGTAGAAGCAGTGTTTTTAACCAACTGATTAAAATCAACTAGGTTGCCATGATCATCGCCTAGAGCTTTACCTTCTTTCTTCACGATAAAGGAACCGTCCTCGGCGGTATCATAGTCATAACCTTCTAGTTCACGCAAAATGATTTCCTTTTGCTTGGCCGCTTTTGCTTTATCATCAGATAGCACAGGGTTAAGGCCATCAAATACTTCAAGTGCCTTAGCCTTGACCGATGTCAATGTACGTTCCCGGTTGAATTTAGTTTCAGCCTCCTTAATAGCCTCTGAAACCTTAGTATCAACGTCCTTATTCGTGTCGTCAAGCTTTTTCTGAAGCTGGATAAACAATGAATGCTTTTTAACATCATCATCAGTCAGCCCGTTTTTACCTGCCTCACGATCCAGAGCGTGAACGGCTTTGATCAGGTCAATGCCTTTAATAGAATCATCCGTAACACCGAATTCAGAACGCACTTGCTTTTCAAGATCTTTCAGACTTTCCGATTTGCCTTTTTTGTGGCCATCATTGAACGCATCAGTTTTTAATGTACCGATACGATTTTTGTCTGATTCAAGAATAGTATTTAATTCTGATTGAGCATCGAAATCCTCTCCATCTGCCTTTGCGACAAGAGCAGCAACTTGGTCATCTGACATTTTATAAACGGTCGTCAGCAGTCCCGCCAGTAATATTTGTAATCCTTTCATGAGAATTATTTTGTTTATTCAGGGTTAGTGTTTTTTGATGGTTTAGCCACCGTAACTGAAGGAGAAGAAACTACAACATAGTTCTTTGCTACTTCCTTATTCTTCTGGATAAGATCCCATTCGCGTGAGGTAAACTCAGAAGTTACCCCCGACTTTCTGTGTTTAACTTTATATTTCTCTGCCATTATTGAGCTTCTTTAGGAGTTTCTACCTTAATTTTCCAACCTTGTTTGTCCTTTAAAGAATCCCAAGCGAGTTTTGGGAATTCTCTTTCAATACCATTTTTAACAGCCATAACAACATCCTTAGTGAGTCCAGGAGATTTAGATAAGGAACTAGCGGACTCAAGCTTCTGCTCTAGGCCTTCAATAATAGTTGCTTTACTTTCATCAAGAATACCGTAATGCTTAACTTCATCTTGCAGGCTAGCTATTGTTTCGTCCTTAACTTTGATAACCTCATTAGCGTCATCGATAGCCTCTTCCAATGCATCTTTTTGAAGCATTAATGAATGATTTTCGCCCTCCAATTGCTCAATACGATTCTTGTATTCTTCCTCTCGTTCTTGAAGAGAAACTTCTTGTTTTTGATCTTGGGGAGTAGATCCAGATTCTTTAGGGGTTGATGATTGTTTGGAAGCAGTTTTCTTTGCTCCCTGGTCTTTATTTTCTTCGAGTTCTCCCATAACAGAATATTAATTTAGAAATATATAATACAAATATATTAATATTTTCTATGTGCAAATTATTATTTTAAATTATTTTGTATCTTTGTGTTAAGGATTCTACCTGAAAAGGAGCTTCCTTGTCCGCAAAGCCTTAGAGAAATCTAGGGCTTTGACGTTTTAACGCTTATAGAGCAGCCTAATATCTTTACCGGACAGCACCCATACTTCCTCTATTTCCTGACCTTCGTTGATCACCCTATTATTAATATTCCGCTTAATGTAATGATCAGTTAATGAAACTTCATCTATGATAATCCGGGAAGACTGCTTCACGCCTCCATTGAGCATATTCTGGAGAGCTCGCTTAGGATTGTTTGTTACATACCCCTCATGTTCATAGGGCTTCCCATCTATATACAGATCGGGATTCTTCCGTTCGTAAGGCGTACCGATCAAATCAGCATAAACCTCCTTGTAAAGCGGGTTTTCAAAGTTCTTCATCTTAGGTTTGATTTCGACCTTGTGCCCCATTCTAGCAAATGCCTGTGCTGCATTATACACCCGGGCATAATCAGGAAGGTTAACATCTACTAGATCGGAAGTGATTATCTCTCCACCGTTAGCAAATTGTTTAATACCAAAAGTCTTGTAGGTGTCTGGTTCTTTTCCATAACCCAGAGCCGCAGCCATTTCTTCGCTTATATAATCAATCGAATCGATACAACCGTATCCACCCCGATGGATCAGCGGATCATAGTTAGGTGGTTTAGCAGTGTTGTCTGGCTCCTCTTCCCATTTCTTCGTGTCATCAACATGGAACACCCTACCCTTCTTCCGGAGGCAGAAAGCCCTACTTGCTTTTACTCTTGGACCATTGTATATAAAGTGCACAAGTTTGAAGTCCTCAGCCAACAACTTAGACTGCATCGAATCGACCTGCGAATAGGTGTCATACGCATAGTTGCGATAAAAGCGCTCAAAGGATCCTAACTTATCAGGGTCGCCCTCTATAAGCGTTCGCAGCCCGGTCTTGAAGTTTTCAAAACCAGATTTAGTGGAAACAGACCGAAATACATAATCTTTGAGCTTGGTTGTCACCTCTGGCGCATCAAGAAGCCCCTGCATATAACCATTGCGTATAAGCTTGCCGTCTGTATTAAGCCCCAATCTGTTATAAACGATATCGCGCACATGATCAGAAGTTACTTTAACAAGCTTCTGATCCTGGACAACTTTACCGTAATAAACTATATTCTCCGACACTACGTGCTGGAAGTTACTGATCATCCTTTGTATCACCGGGTTGAATACGTTTGATCTGATACTTGATTGAATAGTATCAATTCGGGCCAACAGCTTCTTGTTCTTTTGCGAATAAATGATCTTTCCCTCCTCGGTCTCCAGCTGATCAATTAATGCCGACAGGAACTCCTGTGCAAATTCGTGCTGTTTACTCTTGACGAACTTTTCCAACAGGTCCAAAGCAGAGCCAATCCAGTCGGGCTTTAGAGCTATCCGCTTTAAAAGTCGTTTTGCTTCACGTGCGGTCATTAGGCTAATGGATTAAATTCGGTTACCTTAGGTTTTAGTTCCGCCTCCAGTTCATCAAGGAACTTGTCAATGATAACCTCCTGTTGATCGAACTTCATCTGCCAAAATCCTAAATTTTCCTTTTCTGCACGTTTAAAGAGAAGATCAAAATTGGCATATAGCAACTTTACTCGGAACGTTACAAGGTCAAGTGTTAGTAAGGATTCTATCTCGGATTCGGTTTTGCCCGGAAATGGATAGAACTGCTGCTTTACCTGATACTTTTGAAACTCTTCCGGCTGATCAACAAACGTCTGTTCGGCTATATCATCGGAGATCTTGGCCCGCATAAAGCCAGGTGCGCCGGAATCATTTGCCGTCTTGAGATCTTCTATCAACTGGCCGATGGTCTTCATTTTGAAGTCACTCGGATAACGCATATCCACTATCAAATCTTCGGTCTGAGTCTCAGTAATCTCAGCGATCATTTCTACAATTCCAGACCAAATGGAGGTGATCTTCTCCGCGAATGGATGAAGAGTATCATAAACATTGTCAAGATCCTGGCCGCGTTCCGTAGCAGTCGCAACGGTTGTTTTCTTTATCAGCGATAGTGTATTAAACACGGATGCATGGATCTTTTGCTCGTACTTATCCAGAATGTCCTCCTGGAACTGCAATAAATCAATAGGAGGATGTTTATACACCATAAGCTTATCCAAGTCAAAAAAGTCCTCAGACCGCTTAGGAAGAGGTAGATAAACTGCATCCTGTGCGCTTGTGTGCACTACCAAACCTTTACCCCCACAAACCTTACAAGCGTTACCATCGTGGTCTGTACCATCACGGCAGGGCGTTTCTGTAGTTCCCGTGCATCGTTGTACATACTGGAACTTCTGCGGAAATGCATGTAATGTTTTGGAGAGGTCAGCCTCCGATCCGAGGTTGAGTATTTTCTTGAACCAGGAGATAGCAGAGTGAAACGGATTCACATAGGTAACTTCTTTAGTTCGCTGGTCCCCTACATATCCAATTGAAAATGCCGGTACATCATTAAGCAATGTTTTATGGATCCGCACTGCATATCTTTCGCCTCCTTTTGACTTCCAGATCGCCTCATTAGGCTGCAATTGATATCTGTCTCCGATTCGTTCAAAAGCTATTACGAAGCCGATAGCGTATAACGTGTATTTGAAACCATCCTGTTTCATTTTGGGATCGTCTGCAGGGACGAACTTGATCGGCTTTTTATCAAGGAGGTACTGGAGCTTATTGTTCTTATATTCAAAATTGATAGCCTGTTTCGCTGACACTTCGTAGGGATAAGGAGAGGCTCTTTCGATATTCTCGTTGAAATTATCCCACTCCAGCACAATAAAAGCATTCGGGTCCAGGAACGATAAAGACTTGAATCGTGTCTGCAACCAGTAATCCAATCCGCTGTTCTGGTTTTCGGAACTGTAGAAGTCCATGATCTTATCCGTTAGGATATCGATGTTCTTTTCGTCAGCACTCTCAATTCTCTTGACCAAAGGATCCGTGCGGAGAACTTTCTCAAATGGATTAATGACAGATGCTGACAACGCATCAACAGTTGATATAGTTAGATCGATACGCTGCTGATGAGCAATATCATCCTCCCTCATTTTAAACTGCTTGAGCAGATCTGCTACGCCCTCGCCGGTAATTATTGTCGCGTACAAGGCAGCAAGATTGATGACGCGTTGGTAATTGGGGTGGACTGTCTTGTTTTCTATTGCATCGATGATGATAGCGTTTCCTTCGTCAATTGATAATGGCATAGAATTTTGAATATTTAACAAATATATTAATATTTATTATTGACATATCAATAATTTAATTATTAAAAGTGTCTTCGAACAAAGAACAGATTTCGTACTCTGCAGCATCGGTCGTGTGTCCATACTTTTGATACGTTGCTCCAGTCTCGGGAACTTTTACAACCTGCTTGAGCTTTCCATCCTGGCCAAGCTTCAGATATTGAAAATCCTTTATTAGCTCAGGACATCCGACCGGGTCAATCTCGATGATTATGTGGTGTATACCACCTTTTAGAATTTCTTGGATGAATTTACGTCTCTTGAGTACCGAAGGATTTTTTCTCATGGTCCGATCTGACCGGTCGTAGATCAACCCCCTCAGCTCCTCCTCTACGTCATCGTAAACACGATACTCGCCCTTACCCGGTACACGGTTATGGCCTGAACCGTCACCATAGTAGAACACAGTTTTGACTTTATCGCCGTAGTCAGTTTTGAAAGCATCTATTACCCCCTTTATATCGTTCTGTGGCGACTTCAGGCAGTATTCTTTGAAGAAGCGAACATAATGTACCTGGACGGATCTTCGACCAATGTCAAAATCTTCATACAACTGGTTGTTATCATCCGCGAACATGGCTATTACCTCGATTTGGCTGCAAAGCATCGTCATGTAAGGAAGCACGTTAAAGTCAAATGTAAGGTGTACGGCCTTATTCGGAATAAATGGTGTTGGCCTAACATGCCGCAAACGATCAAACTCGTCGTAGAACTCACCGCCAGATTGAGAGAACGGATATCCATAAACAAACTTTAGAGCGTCTCCTTTGGTCAGCGTCTTTAACCTATTCTCAATGTAGTTCTTAGGAAGGTTATGCGCGTTGTGGTGCGTTGAATAGATTACAATAGCTTTGTTATCGACTTCTTTGTAAAAGAACTCTGGAAAGCCTGTTATCTTCTCTAGGATCTCATCATCATACTCTGTGAGATTAAACATTTCGAGCAGCCATTCAGGCGTGGCAACCGCTGGAGACGTATTTATGCATACAGGGTTGAACGGCTCGAGTACACACCCTCTATCATCTGAATAAACAAGCTGTCCATCTGGAGTGATGAAGAGGCCCGGTTGTGACATACGTCCAAGGATCACAGATGTAAGCGCCTCTTCTTTGGTGTCTTTGGTTTCATCCAACTCAGCCCATCCCAGCTCCTTACCGTCATGAGCCTCGTAGTTGTCTAAGGAAGCAATATAGATGATAGCGCCATTGCGAAAGGATATAATCCCATCGTACCGATCGTAGGCTTCGTTTATAGTAAAGTGAGCGGGAGGTTTCTTATTAACGACATATACACCTTTAGGGTTCCTAATGCGATCGTATTCCGTTATGCCAAACTCTTGCTTCCAAACTTTGCGGACTGCAACAAGGGTAGACTGTGATAGCTGCTTATAGGTGTTAGCGGCGATCATTCCTCGCATCTTTGGGAAGTTCTTGACGTAGTAACCAGATTTGAAGCCGATCATGTGCGACTTGCCCACACGCTGGCCCGCCATGTTGAGCGTCACCGGTTTTCTACTGAACAGTACCTTCTGTTGTGGCTTGCTGAACGTCGTCATTAATCTCCTCTTTCTTTACTTCGATGACATTTACGGTCAAATTAATCGGCGCGAGGGGATCGTTTGCTAGTGGATCGGCAGGGTCTCCGTTCTTGTCGAGCAGCTGCAGCTTGTTGGTGAAAAAGCCTAATTTATTAGCGATACTGATCAACATCTTATCTGCTGCATACAATTCAACCTTAGGACCAAACTCTCCCCATTGGAAGGACTTTATCTTGCCACGCTCTTTGTCTTTGGTAAGCTTAACAAGATCCAACTCAACAGTTTCGTAAATTTCTGCTTCACTATCTTCAAACGTCGATTCGGGATCAATCTCTAGGTCGATCTCTGCCCGGATGATATCATCTTCAAGGGGCGAGATGTGCTTATCAACATAATCATCATATTCCTTGTCTGAAAAACCTTTTCGATCTATATACATGTACGCTCTTTGAATATCCAGTTTCTTTCTGTCTATCAAGACTTGAAGCGGCTTAGTGACAGTTTTAATCCTATCCCTCTCAACAACCCGAAAATAGTCGTTCATCGATGACTGCGCAATATCGGCCATCAATTTGGAGGTCTGTGCGGCTGTTAGGTCTAACGACTCAAGCCGCTGATTAATAGCTTCAATGATGTCGGGTTTTGTAAGGTTCTCACAACCAATGGATCTGGCCGTCTTTTCACTATAACCTGCTCGTATAGCAGCCTGCGTTGCATTGAAATCAATACAGTACTCTTCGACAAACCTCCTTTGCTTTGCTGTTAGTGCTGCCATCACGATAATGCTTTAACTACATCCTTTTCACTTGATACTTCAATTTCATAAGCCCAATAGCTGTCGCTACCTTTAGATAAATAGTATGAAACACCGTCTGGGCAGAATCTTACCTGCACGACCATCCACTGATCCTGATTAACATCAGTCTTCAGGTAAACCAGTGAGCCAATAGCGAATTGAGAACGAAATAAAATCATTTAATTAATATTAAAAACAAATATATCAATATTTTGAACAATAATTTCGATACTATGGATCGTAAAACTTGATTAATTTTTATTGCTGTTTTTCGAACTAGTCCAATCAATCATATTAGAAAACTCAGCCTTCCCTTTGTCGCTCAAATATTGGACTAATACCGGTATTGCACCATGTTTTTCCTTCTCATTTAAAGCGCTAATGCTTTCCAGAATCAAATCATCTCTTTCAGATTCATCCATATTCTTCAATACGTTATCCAGATACATCATTGTTTCGCCCGCTGATTTTTTCAAAGGCTTGCCATTATAGGATTTTTCTAAATCATCCCTAAACGCCGGGTATTTGATTGCCAACTGATCGTGTGCCTTTTTTAACTTTTCTCTGTTCTCCTCATTGTGTTCAATGGTCTCGTTCGCTATTTTCATATCTTCCTCAAGCGACAACACTTTTTCATTTAGCTCTTCGAGATTCTTCACCTCATTCTGAGCTTTTTCAAGTACAATATTTTCTTTCGCTAATCGAGTCTTTTCTTTTACGACGCTGATCTCTAAATCCACAACGCTTTTTTCCTTTTCTAAAACAATTGATTTGTTAATCTTTGTAATCCAGTTTTCGAGTCGAGGCAGTAAAAAAACATAGAAGACAGTAAATAAAAATGGGACTAACCAAGCTATATAGTGATTTATCTGCTCTTCAGCAAGACTTATCCTTTCAATTACCGGAAGACTAGAAACAAACAAAACAAATAAGAACTTCCAACTCACCAAACACCAGGACAAGAAAAAGCTACCAACAACACTATTGTTCAATCGGTTCTTAACTGGTTCAAAAAATTCTTTTACCGCATTCATAATTTAAAAAGTTGATTTGGTTGCACAAATATACAAAAATCCTCCAACACCGGGCGATGAAGGAGGACCAAACCAATTATTAACCTAAATTATGAAAAGACAACTAAAAATTGGCAGCTTACCTGCCAGCATAGAGTTTGACTCCTGACGCTACCCTATTCTCTCAAGTCAGATAGCACCCGTTAGTTGAGACAGGAACAGGATTCGAACCTACGTAAACCGTGCGTATTATCATCAGACCTATTAGCACCGCAATAATACCACTATATCAATGCTCCTTTGATAGTCTTTCCTATCAGTCACGATTTTCCGAACTTGCTGGACAATTGTTTTGCCACCCAATTACACCGTGTCCGTTTGGAGGAGTTTCGCTACGGCACGCTTTCCTCATTTGTTTCTAATTTTCAGCCGAACAAAAAATATCTTAAGAAACGACCGTCGCAGGCTAATAGGATAAATGATAAACCCTTGACCGAGCATTTACGGTCACCTTATTGCGTCTTGATTCGCTCACCGCTTTCGAGGAACGGTCGTTAACAACTTTAAAAGCAGGAATAAAGAACGATTTTGACAATCCTGCATTTATTTTAATATCCCCAAACCAAAAGACCAGCGTCTCTTTTCTCTTGGTTGGTACTCTTGCTATATCCAGTTATCTGCTTAAACTCTTCGTGAGTTATCTTCCCGTCTGGTCCTTTCCAGCGTTTTTTTAATGGTCGTACGCCAATCACCTTAATACCGATATATTCACACATCTCTATGATCTTACGGCCAACCTCATGATTTGATCCTGTTTTGGATCCTATCTTTGACGCAACCCTCGCTCCTTTGTTTTCACAATGAAAGTTTGACTTATTGATCAACCAGGAAGCCTCAACGATCACTTCACGAATATTCTCTTTGTTGGATTTTAGGTACTCAAATAATTGAAAGAACGATAATGCTGACAGTTGGAGATCTTTAGTTGACTTTTGATATACAGCAACACCGTTTTTGTCTACGTCTGGATCTATACCAACTATCAGCTCCCTAAGCATGAACAAATATAAATAAAATAATATATTATACAATTATAATTATATATGATTTACATCAGTGATTCTTTGAATTTGAATTTGAATTTGAAAGTATTTTTTATCTTTGGAAAAACCACTTATTAAAATGAATAAAAAAAAACCTTACACTTTTGAAATATTTTTCGGTGCAACTATAGTACTTTTTTTAGTTTTGAATGCTCACCTATATGGCGAAAGTGATTTAGCAAAACGACCTTATGACTCGGGCTCATGGGGAAATGTTGCGGATTGGCTTACATTCATTGTAACGGCGTTCACGGCGATATTTCTAGTGAAAACTTTTAGAGAACAACAAAAATTAACCGAAATTGAGCAATCGAGACATGAATTTTCCCTTATGCCAAATTTTATATTGAAAAGCGAATACGGGAAATTCAAGTTAAGTCTAACAAATGCAACTGCTTACGACGTGAAGGTAAAGTATCTTACAGAGATATCACAAGACGATTATATCGAGGTGTGGCACACTTATCACAACCCAATCATATTGAATTATCCACCCGGTAGTATTGGAAACAGAAAAATGGAATACATTCAGATAGAATTTAAAAACGTTTCTAATCAGCTATATAAGCAAGTCGTATTTCAGACAGAATCTTTTTTCATAATTGGCTCTCCAGAAAAATTAACAAACTAGAATCAAAATGGAAGAAAATTTTAAAACCAAAATTACTGGTTCAACTTATACTATTGATAGAAGTAAAGTCCTTGAAATATCAGTTCAAATAGAACATTTTACCAATACTTTATTGAAAGCGGGATTTTCTATATCTAAGAGTGATATTAATTCACTGGGACATTCCAGCAAGGCTTTATCATTCAATCAAAAAATTGAACTTCTTATTGACTTAGAGGGAATAAGTAAAGACGCCGGTAAGATACTAGTTAAATTTGCAGAAATTCGAAATAAATTCGCCCACGTCTACGAGTGCTCTACGTTAAGTTTATACTTCACCGTTTATGGTAGTGATACTCTTAAATTTCTAGAAAAGCGGTTTAATCATAAAATTGACCCCTCCGAAAATAAAGCTTGCTGGCAACTTTTAGATATGCTTATTGTCGACATCGAGTCCGTTTTTGATGGTCTGTTGCGCAAACTAGCTTCGAATGGATATAAACGCGGCATAGAACTGGGCAACCAAAAGTTTGTAGATATAATAGTCGATCGACTGAAAAACGATCCGAATCTTGACTCTATTAATGGAGAAAATAAACAGGAAATAATCGAAAATTTTTTCAGATCGATTAGCGAAGAACACGCGAGGGCGGTATCGGATGAAACATATAAACCCCCAATAGACAGACTCCTTTAAATAACCAGCATTTTTTAAGTCGAATAAAAAACAGAGCAGAACATTGGACTCTTGCGAACACGCCCCTCGTCATTGCTCTGTTTTTTTAATAGTACTATGCTGTTTGCTCTAACTTTCTTAGCCTCTTCCTGATCTGGTGGATGTTGCTGTTGACTAAGTTTACAATTTGCTGATTGTAAGCAGAAGCTCTATTATGCACCCCTCTTGATTGTATTACCTTGAGAGCGCCTAGATCAACCTCAACAGTTTCGACAGGCCTTCCTTTTACCCGGGCTGAAAATATCAGTGAATTTGGCTTCTTATAGTAGGAATTGGCATAAACGCAATGATGGAAGCGATCGGCTTCTTCGATAAATTCTTTGACAGAGGTAAGGACCCTAACTGTTATATCACCTGCGCTAAGAACGAGATCAAAGAAAACTCCTTTATTCCGTACGTATTCCATCTGTTCCTGCTCAATCTGCTTTTTCTTCCTTTCAAGAGCTAAACGTCTATCTTCCCGCTCCCTCTTCTTGATCATTCTCCGATGGTCAAGAGCAAGGTTAATCGAACAGACATATTTGGGATTTCTTAAATCCTTGCCAAATCGTTGCAGTAGATCAAGATGATCTAACCACGTGGCCGCATCTTTTACTTTGTATCCGTTCCTTATCGCTATTTTAATAGAATCCCAATGCCGGTCGACTCTTCCTCTCTGATTGCCAACCCTCATGTTCAACAGGTCGGGCTGGTTGGCTTTCAATAACGTTTCTGACCTATTGTCCCTGAGTATACTGAAAAACATCTCGTAAGGTGTTAATTTGTAAAAACTTCGCTTGAAACCGTTCCGTTTAAAAATCGGCAGAACCTTTATTTTTGGATACACCTTGTATGGAAGTATATCATATTTACCAGTGCGGGGATCCCAATTTCTTATTTCCATACCACCGGTAAAGGTGTCGTGATAATAAGTCCAGTTCCTTTGCCTACCGAAGACAGTCACCTTCCCGTCTTCTGTCATCCATTGCTGGGTGATTTCGTATACTGAAAAACTTGGTGCTTCTCCAGCCCGTTGATAACAGTTTAGCTCAAAGTAACGGTTTACCTGAAATTCTCCTTGTACACCTATAAAAGCCATAATTTTTCGTTGTTGGTGTTTTTTCTTCCGGGTATCCTCGATAGTAAGCTTACGTGCACAGCATGGACAATCCCACGTCGGCAGTATCTGCATACCCTTAAAAACATGGCCGCAGGAAAGGCAGGATATAATATTCTTTTTAGTTCGGTAGCCAATATGCTTCAAACAGTTCTCAAAAGCCCAAACTCGTTGTTCGTTGGAGGGTGCTGGTAACTTAGCTGCAAGTTCAACAACCCTATGGTGTAATTTGGTTCTCGCTTTCATAGTTCAAACAGACTGCTTTGAGGTGACGGTACATTACTTTTAACCTTTTCCTTTTTTAACGGCTTCACAGCTTTAGCTGGTTTTTCTCCAATCGATGCACTGTGCTTTATTTCTACTGCCGGAGCAGACGTAACTTCCTTGATGTCGTCCTCATCATAGTAGTGTATGGCCATTCCAAAAACCTCATCGTCCGTGAAAGCATTATTGCCCGTTTTCTTGACCCGGTCCAGTATATAATTGACGCAGCCGTCAATGGTTTTCTTTTCCTTTTTTAGATTTTCCGCAAATAGCGGATCCTTCGCGGCAACCTCGTCAAGGTGAGCTTTGATTGTGTTCTTAAATGAAATTGTTCCTTTCATCTTGTTATTTTTTTGCGTGTTTAAAATTTGTGTTACTTATTTTTTGGTAGGGTTACCGACAGCGATATCGGTAACCCGTGACAATTACCCCTCGTGCTCGAAGTACACTTTATAATAGTTCATCCCCTTCTCCTCGTCAAATCCCCTCTCCAGTATATCCCTTGACCCATGCAGATAGATATGTGCATTCTTATCAAGCTTAATTACTTTTTTGAAAGAGGATTGCATTTTCTTTACTGCAGAACCGGAGATATCAAAGCTTTCTTGGATAGGCGTTTCGAAGTCGGTCTCGAATTCCCGTTTATAATCCTGGAACATGTCGACAGCTTGATCGTTGGCAAACACTCGGTGATTAAATTCTTCTTGTTCGAAGGACTCATGTTTCTTGAAATAATCCATGGTCTTGTTGAGAAGATCTGCCTTGTCAGAGATTCCCAATTCAAAAACGTCGTCCATTTTCTCCATCACAAAGTTTTTGGTAAGCTTGAGGATGTTGGTCGTTTGCTGATAAGTGTCATTTCTAGCAATCACCTTTATGAAGTCATCTTTCCAGTAAACTGAATCCGAGACCGACTTCGAATCTGTAATCAAGACCTTGTACCCTTCTTCAACTTCTGTATTGATAATGATCACACCTTTATCCAGTTTATCGATATTTATTGTATCGTCGATGTAATCAAATTGGAAACCTTCTTGACTAGGGTTTATTTTTAAAACAGTGTTTTTGCTTTCTGTTTTGAATATCCCGATGGCGTCCAGCTCCTCCCCTTCCATTTGCACACTTCTAAATAAAACCACATGTAGATATCCGGCTTTGATTTTTGGATGAGCTGAAACATCATAAAGATACTTAGCCACCTGTTCCGATAAACGTCTAAAGTCGATAATCCTCTCAAAATATTGAGTTACAAAATTGTACACCTCATTTAGTGCAAAATCATTTTCATGATGAAACCGATGTACCTCTTTTGTTTTGGAAAATGGCTTTGCATAGTAATGCATAAGCATCTCTGGAAGAACTTCATTTTCCGAAAGATCGATTGGATTACCGGACAGAACATAAAACTCGTCCTTTGCTTTATTGCCCACACGGTGAACATATACATCTTCTATTGTTGCGTCTTGATGAAAAAACATAATTAGTTTTTTAAATGGTTAAATAAATATTTGTCCCTTGACCCGGGCTTCTGTTTGGATCTCGTGGACCCGCGTGATCCATCTGTTCGATTCATTGTACCCGGACAGCTGCACACTGGAAGCATAGCCTTTAATATTGAAGTTGACTATCTGCGGGCGTTGCTGCTCTATCTTCATATCCTTGATCAATGGAAGCCGATACAGCGCCTTTGTTTCCTGGTCATATATGAGGATGTAGCGAATCCTGTCGAAAACCCAACCGAGGACCTCGTATTGATCGTCTCTTAGAAGACTTGCCAATCCAGGCGCCAAGAGTTGATTAAAAATCGATTTGGTGATCTTCACCTTTCTTAATTCCACAACCATATTAACCCTCCTTGTCCAATTTTATATTATTGACTTCGAGGTAAGCTGTTATAGCTTCTTCTCTGGCTAGAGAACTGACGTTATCGATACCAAAATTCTCTTTAATCTCAGCATCATCGCAAGAACCGTCATAGCAAGCGACAAAGAATATTATTCCTTCTAATTGTTTTCTAGTCATTTCTAACCTCCTTTTCTTTTTGCAACGTCACCCGACGATCACCAGGAAACCATGTATTGGTCGAATGATTTTGGAGAAAGTCATTAAACTCATATAGTTTAGTTTCTAGTTCGTTCGATGGATCCCAATCTTCGTGAACAACATCCTGCGATATCTGCTCAATATCAATTGTATTGAAGGTTGACTTCACACATTCCACCAACATAAGCTCTGACATTTCAACTTCATTGTCATCACAGTATTCTTCGATCTCGCTATAATCGAAAAAGAAAACCTCATCATCATAGAGACAAAGTGGGGTTTTACCATCCCACTCTATCAAAGGGAACTTATTATATTTTTCAAGCGTATCAGCAATAATGCAAGCTGAACATCTTTTACTGTGCTCGTATTCCTTTTCAAATTCTTTCCCGCAGCGGGTGCAATTTATATGGGTGAGGAATTTATCAATCCGCTCAAACACCGGTATCGGATTTAGAATCTTAGGTTGGCCATCAACTATGAAAACATCAACTTCGACAGTGCCTTTTTTAATCTCGATATCTTGTTTTGTTACTTTTTTCTTTACTTCTTTCATTTTAATTAGGACTTGATGAGGGTCGCCGGCAAGGATGTCGACAACCCAGATGAAAAAATTATAACATTAATGGAGCGATCAGAACCATGTACCTGTACTCGTCGACGTCTTGCGGACGAAGGAGAGCAGGTCTAACAGGCGAAGTAACCTCGATGTTAACCTGGTCAGAATCAATAACAGAAAGGATCTCCACTAAGAACTTTCCATTTAGACCGATCGCCACTTCTTCACCTACGTATTCTCCCTCGATAAACTCTTGGGCAGATCGATTGTAATTCGTGTCCTGCGTTTCGATATTCACTCCAGAATCTTTAAAAGTGAGTTTTACGAGGTTAATAGCGGCATCTCCTACCATAATCAGTCTTTTTAAAGCGGATAGGATTGTTGATCTACCGACGATAAAGTTATTTCCTGATGGAGAAGGAATAATGCGCTTATAGTCCGGGAAAATACCTTCTGAAAGCCTGCTATATAATTTTATGTTATCGAACTCAAACAAAGCATAAGAGTCATTTGAACTAATCATAAGTTCTCCCTTAGTCAGCATTGACTTGATTACTGCCGCAGATCTGCGGTTTATCAACATTTGCTTGTCTTGGCTAGATTCGAAAGGAATAATAAATTCTGACAACACGCTCCCTCTGGTAGAAATCAGGTTTAACTCATTTCCCTCAATTTTTAACAAAAGATTGGCTATAGCACCGATTGAGTCGCTGTCTATGGAATAAAATGTCTTTATAATACCCTCCATCAGTATATCCGTAGGAATTTCTAATTTTACCGGATCAGTGATCTCCGGCAATTTTGGAAAGTCATTTACCTCACTAATCGGGAATTCGTATTTACCCATCTGGACGGATAAAATGATCGACTTTCCAACCAGTTCGATATTTACAGTTTCTTCATAGATGGTTTTCAAAATATTCAATAGTAATTTACCATCAAAAGAAACCCTGCCGTCCGCGACACCTTCGACTTCGGTATCGGTTATTAGAATGTTGAGCATATCCGAGGACGTGAACGAAAGGACGTTGCCATTCAGGCTAAAAACAACATCCTTGTAGATTGGCAATACGGGATTGCTTGCAACGATCGCGGTAGCGACCTGTAATGCATTCGATAAAATTTTCGTGTTTGCTTGAAACTTCATTTGCGTTTTATGTTTTGTGTTACTTTTTATCTTTAGTCTGGAAATTCGATTTCCAATTGGATACCATGTCTTAAACTACTTTCTTGGGGGGGGGGCGATAAAAATTCGTTATAAATATTATCGACAAATTCTTTCAAAACCTTTAATCCTTCTATATTTTTGAAGTGTAATACAACTTCTGGATTGAAGTCGTCAGCTGACATGCCTTTAAGGAATTCTCCTCCAGAACCTATAGGTCTTGCATCCTGCTGATGGATTAAGATTGAACGATGGTCGTCATTCACACCGTATGAATCAACTATGTTTAAGCTACCATTACCGAATTCTACCACCGTAACACCCTTGGTGTTCCCGTACTGAATATTTTTATAAATCATTTTTTCTTATTTTAACTTGATCAGCTGCTGCTGATAAACCATTTATTATTATCTGAAACCCTTCCTTGATTTCGTCAACTACCTGCTGGTAGTCCGGATCCTCGCATTCAGGAAATTCAAAGTCCCTAATCCTGGAATAGAGATAATTGAGTTTGTCGCTGTCTGTCATATTTTAATTCCTTTTTGGGGTAATGCTTATGTTGGAATGTTGTCCCCGCATAAGCATCCATTGCTTCCTCTAAGAGCTTCATGCTGTCATCGCCCTTTTTGGAATAATGCCACGCATATCTAGCTTTGATATAAATGATATCCTGCTGATTGTGATTATCCGGCAAGTGCTTTTTGATATATTCTTCTTCTCTCATTACTTCCAAGAAAAGCGTTTGCTTCGCTCTTGTGATGCTTTAAGGAAAGCCTCTTTGAACTTCTCCCGCTCCTCGTGTTCCTTTGGAAACATTTTTTTCTGCCATTCATCACGTTTGAACTCATGATTAGCAAATCCTACCGGGTCGAAAGAGATAGGAACATCTTCATACTCGGACCATTCTTCAGCGGTATACTCAAGAAAATCGCTCGGCAAACTAAAGTGTTGCTTGTTGGGCCATCCTCCGGCTTCAAGTTTGTCAACGCCAACACCGAAATGGTTGGATATACAAAAAACCTGTTTGCGGTCGCTCCCTGGTTCTTGGTAAGTAACCTCCAGCGCGGGAACATACGACGTTCTCATCTCAAGAACCTCAAAATTATACCAGTACAGCGGTTTATCTTTATCCTGCTGCACTCTTACTTTTCCAAAGCGAACCTTCACCGGTACGCCCTGCCATCGATAGTTTTCATTCATTTTTTGCGTGATTATGTGTTACTAAATTGTTTAAAATGGGGTGTCTTCTAATGCTCCATTCCAACTAGCATGCCCATTAAGGTTATTGTTTGGAATTTCCTTTTGTTTATCCATGAATGAAAAATCACTCATAACATCACCTGTTACATCTGAAAAATTTGTTGTCGGGCCGTGAAATATTAGATCAATAGTATCAGTGGCTCCGTCTCTGTTTTTGGCGATAATTGCTTCTGCCATACCAGCTGTTGGCCTGCCGTCCTCATCTTCAGTCATTCCATAGTATTCGGCTCGGTATAGAAACATCACGATATCAGCATCCTGTTCAATAGATCCCGATTCGCGAAGATCAGACAGTTGGGGGCGTTTGCTATTACCGGGCCTTGATTCAACAGCACGACTTAGTTGTGAAAGTGCCAGAACTGGAATTTGGAGCTCCTTACTTAGGATTTTAAGCCCACGCGATATCTTACTGATTTCATCAAAACGCTTTTCGCCAGGAATGGTGATCAGCTGCAGGTAATCAATGAAAATCATTTCAATACCGTGAAGCCTTTTCAACCGCTTCGCTTTTGCATTTAGCTCTATCAAAGTTAGACCAGGTGTGTCATCCCAAAATATTGGAAGTGAAGCTATCTCGTTCGATTTGTTGTAGATGACCGCCCAATCGATATCGTCTAATTTCGAAGGAGATTTGATTTTATACAGAGGTATTCCTGTCTCTTGCGACAAAATCCGCTGTTGCAATTGCTCCTTGGCCATCTCCAAAGAGAAGATCGCTACTGGCTTACCAGATCTAGATGCTTTTGTAGCTTTCTTAAGCATTAGAGCGGTCTTACCCATAGCAGGTCGAGCTGCTAAAATGATTACGTTCGCCTTCTGCCAGCCTCCTGTCGCCGCGTTCATATCTCTAAAACCTGTATCTACACCGGTAACTTCGAGCTCCCCTAATTCCGCCTGACGGGTAATTTCTTCCATCATCTGGTTAAAAGCGTCTTCCTGTCCCACTTCTTTCCGTGTGATGATATTATTGACGAGCTCATCCCTTTTGGTTTCGTAAAGGGAAATGATATCGAAAATATCTTCTGTTTCATCGTAGCAGTTCTGAATAGTTTCAGCCGAAACTTTGATCAGTTCCCTTTGCATGTACTTTTGCGATACGATACGCGCATGAAATTCAATATTAGCGGCAGATACAACACGATCAGTGAGAGAAGTGAGATAATATGCTCCGCCAACTTTCTCCAAGTCTCCATCTTTTCTTAGCCTACTAACGACAGTTAGGATGTCCAGCGCCTCCCCTGACAACGATATGGATTGAACAGCTTTGTAGATAATCTGATTCGCTTCTTTGTAAAACATTTCTGGATGCAGAATATCAGAAACCATCATCAGACAGTCCCTTTCGGACAGAACTGCCCCAAGAACTGCTTCTTCGAGATCCACCGCCTGAGGAGGTAACTTACCTCCAGAGAGGAAGTTTGGTTCCCTGTCATCGCGCCTGTGTTTTTTCTTGTCGTAGATCATTTTTGAATTTTAAGCGAGTCCGTTCCTTCTTTTTTGTGCCGGGGTAAAAATGGTCGTATCCCTCCAACCGTTATTTAGCCATATCCATTTCCCCGATCGTTCACCTGTTGTCATCCCGTCCTGTGATGGCTGAATTCCGTCTAACTGGACAGAAGCTTTTGCAGCAACTACGGTTTCGATAGTCTTACCCAATTCGATCTGTCTCCGCGTCCAGGATTGACAATGTGATTTTGCTTCCGAATCTTTCCGGTGTTCCTTCCCGGATCCCTTGCAGAAGATGAAAAATTTTTCAATCCAAATCGGAACATGATCCGGATGATCTAAGCCTAGTGATTTACCAAAGTCAGCTTGCCAGGATTTGTGAGAAAGAAGAACCTTTTCAAGATCATCCATCGATTGATACTCTCCCCATGGTGTTGGTTTTGGTAAATCAGAAGAATTCAATTCGTCGTCGACGGCGATGCCTTTTTTATTTTCTTCTTCTACTTCTATTTTACTTTCTATTTCTATTTCTCTTTTATAAGGTGGGTTATTTTGGGTTTCAGATTTGGGTTTTTTGGGTTTTTCAAACTCCTCATTTTGCCCTTTTTCGGGGTGCTGACTTCGTGGTCTTCCCCCTTTCTTACCATTTTCCCTATTTGCCGTAGCTTTTCTCAGCCTTTTATTGACAGATTGATGAGTAAACTGCCCATTTTCAATCACAAATCTTTCCGTAACTACTTTCCAATCCTCCTCTGAAATTTGGGTTCTTAGTCGGTTTTCAACTTGGGTTTTTTGGGTTTTCATATACCCATCATTTGCGTACATAACAAACAGGCATTCAAGGTAAACGTATCTTTGAACTAATGTAAATTCAAAGAACGCATCTGACGTCCACCAGTCTTTCGGATAAAATGTAAATCCTAAATTAGCCATGTATGATATTTATAAAATTTAAGTTGTTTGATATCTTGCTTGTTCCATCTCGGCTTTCTTCCAGGAAAGAGCCGATCTCAATGCTTCAATAGAATGTGATAGATTTCTGATATACCTTTCGTTAAGAGATAAATAATAAATCTCCTCTTTAGCTAATCCAGCAAACAGCATCTTCTTGTCTGTAGCGCTTAATTTAGCATGTTCGGGCTTCTGTACCAGCTCGCTGATCTTAACGTTATATAGCTGCTCTGCTAAGGCGTAGGCATGACTAGCGTTACCCTGTAATGCACAAAGCTCCATTAGCTTTCCCGTAAGCTCATCCGGATTATCGCGATCGATTTCCTGCTCGATGGCGTTGCCTATCATTTCGCTGATCTCCTTGAGATGATTCATTTGCTCTGTTGAATTATTCATACTAAAAAGGTGTTTTACCGAAATCTATTTCCATTCCATTGTCCGCTATATGGACACTAGCTCCTGTTTTCGATTTTACTTTGTTTTTGAAATTGACTGCGTGCGAGTTACGATCCGACAGGTGAATCAAAACTATATTGTTGATACTGCTCAGATCATTGGCCTGAAGGAACTGTTCGCAGGTCTCGATACTCATGTGAGACTGGAGGATCCTGTCCCTTAGAAACTTCGCATCATTCTTTTCATCGATTATCGTTTCTCCGTAGTTAGCTTCAACGATTATATTATTCAGCCCCGGAAAGACATACTCGCAATAGATCGTATCTGTGACAAAGCAGAACCTTCCGGTTTCCGGGTGTTCAATAAGGAAGCTCACACACGGTACATCGTGACGAACCGGCATCGCGATCACTTTGAAATTTCCTATATGGTAAGTCGTGCTTTCTAACAAATAGTGAACACGGTGGCCTTTAAGTCCCTTTGCTTCTGCCGTAGCTTTCAAACAATACAGATCGATACCAGCCATAGTTACGTCTTTGGCATATCCTGCGTGATCATTATGCGAATGGGTAACAATACATCCTGAAACCTTGGCGATATCGAAATCCAAGGCGGCTTTAACCGCCTTGAAGTTTACACCTGCTTCTATCAATAATGCTTCCTTATCGTTATGCACGATATAGGCATTGCCTTTCGATCCGCTACCTACTATTGTCAATTTCATTAGATAGGACATTCTTCAGTTTGAACACTATCTGCAGAAGCAGGACTTTGCCCTTTATCTCCAGATGTTTCTTCAACTACTTCCGCCTCCTCAAACTGGACCACCTTAGAATTCGCACGTTCTTTGATTTCGTGTTTGACATCAGCGGAAACCTTATCTGTCGCTTTGTCCTTTAAGATCGAACTATCGTCTGAAGATCCTGTTTCGATTTTTAAGGACCGGGCAATAACTGTTTTCTCGGCCATCTGATCAGGAAACTTTTTGTGAGCAGGAGAAGTGCCTTTTGATCCGCCCATCTCCCAAGAGGTATGTATTTGGCCTAAGGTCATTATTTCGGTATCCGTACTTCCGTCATTGTAAGTAACGATCGCATATGCCCCCACGATTTTGTTAGGATCAATGTTAGCCAGCTTCTGCTTATGCGAAATAACCTTCTTACGACCGGAATTAGCGTCTACTTCGTATTCGAAGACGTCATCCTTGTATACGGTAACAGCATTGACCTCTTTTACATTGGCCACTCGTTTTGCTAGAGCGATATCGCCTATATACGATTGATCAAACTGAAGCTTATTGCCGTATACCACGAAGTATCCTTGCTTTTTGGCGATAGATAATCCGGATGTGACCATATCCAAGAAAGCGTTCGCAATACTTTCCTTAGTACAGACCTCCAGAGCGGGTCTGTTATTTTTATCTGTTACCTCCTGAAGGATTAACCACGCAGCTCGCACGGCATTTTCAGGAATGTAGTTCTCCGGAAGCACGAGCTCACCCGTTGCTTGGATGGAAGCAATGCGAGATAAAACATTCTCGACTGTTGCCTCCGTAAATTTCTTAACAGCATTTTGCGTTCCCTGCTGTTGATTGTTTTGTTCTGCTAATTGATTACTCATTTTGTGTTACTTTATTTTACTTATGTTGACTAATTTCTTGGCATTCAAATATGTCTCCCCCGACAGCCCTGTAGTTGGACTTGGGTTTGCTTCGTGCTCATTAACTACGTCCCTCAGCACCTCAACAAACTGTTCGTTATAGGTCCACGTGACCTGATCATTGATACTCTGAAGAACAGCGGGATTAAACAAACCTTTATAATCATGTTCTTCGATATGCTGCCAATTATTGAAGCCGCGTTGCTTTGCAATTTGATCTTTAACTTCCAATAATGTATACATTACGCTACCCTCAATTTTTTATCTACCTCCGAAACAACCAGCCGAATGATCTGCGACTCGACATCGATCAGCTTAGTCACAGACTCCGCGTTGTCAATAAATATTGGCGCATTTACTCCATAGTATTTACAAAGCGTATTGATTATGTCCAGTCCTGCATTGATGCGGGCGGCATTGTTTAAATCGGAATAAGGAACACCTAGATACATAGTATCACAAGTCTCAACTTCTCCCCCGTTGATCTGAACATCGAACATTTTAAATTTAACGTGATTAAACAGTCCATTGATCCGGCTTTCAACCTCTTCAACTTTTTTGCGTGTAAACGCTTCGATCGTAAATTCTTGACCTTCATACGAAGCTAGCTCACTAGCAAGTCTTTTTTCATCGGCTTCAAGAGATGAAACTCTTTCTTTCGATTGCTTGATAACTACTTCTTTAGCCAACTCGCGCTCTAACTGACGAATCTCCTGCTCCAACTCAATCTTCTCGTTTTGAAGATCGGTTAAGTCAACCTTAGGCTCCTCGGGGGCAGACGATTTAAGGGAATCCAATTCATTTAGAAGACGTAGATACTCTTCATTCGTCTCAAGTAACTGTTCCAAAGAAAGCCCAGGACCAGCGAATTCTTCATTGAATCTGGAAAGGTTACCTCTCAGAACTTGAATTTCATCAGAGATGGTTTTAATCTCTTCTGATGTATCCAATGATTCCAAACGTTTGAGATCATTTTTTAACGAATCCGCTTGGGACACTACCAAAGCAAGATTTTTGGCATAGCTAGCGATCTGCGCTTCTTTATCGTTGTTAAAAGTAGAAAGCATCTCATCCTTCTTCGCTTCTATATCATCAGTGTCAAATAAACGAGAGCAAGTAGGACACGTAAAAGCGTGATCATCAAATACGAGCTGCTGAGCAGATACTCGTTCGCGATCGGCATTGATCGTCTTCCATTGATTTCTTTTATCTTCGATATAAAATTTGACCGATTGAATTTCATTCTGCCTCCGTTCGCGCTGCGCTTCAATCTGTTTAAGCTCCTGCTCTTTATAATTAATTTCACGGGTAATTTGATTACGTTCACTTACAAGATCTTGGTCCTTGTTTTTTATCGATTGTTCAACTTGGTTTTTGATGGTATCCAATGCGTTCTGTTTGCTGTAAACCATTTGCTGGTGCTCACGAACTTTTTCATAGGCCGCATTCATCGAATTCGAGCGATCAGCCATCTGATCATCGATGAACTTAATTTTAGACTGCTTAGTGTCTATATCTCTACGGATCAATGAAGCATCCGCCATCTCAGGTATATTCTTATTCACCTCATCGATACGTGTCGGGATCTGCTCCAGATCGTCTTTGATCTTTTTACGCTGGGAGGCAACCTGCTTCTTGTAATCTTCCAAGGTCTTACCGTTAGTCAAGTGTGCTAAGATCTCCCGAAACTTCTTGTTTGATCCTGCTATTTCTTCGTTAGTTACTTCACCAGCGATATCAAACAGGATCTGGCGACGGTCTTGCCATTTCAATTCATTAAAGTATGCCGGATTGGATATCAGCTTAAAAATCTTCTCGTCGATCAGGCCGGAAACCTTCTTATTGAACTCATTCTGGTTAACTGGTACATCGTCCCAATAATAGATTGTCTCATTTCCTGTGAACTCTGGAATCTCTGAGCCTCGTTTTTTTGTCCATTTCTCTCGTAAAATCCGCTTAATAGTGATTTTAGATCCATTAGCATTAATTACTGCAGAAACTTCATGATCCTGACGATTCAAAGATGAATCTACCGTGTTCTTGATATTGAAATCTTTACGGTCTGTTGACTCCTTACCAAAGAAAAGCCATGTAAATGCGTCGAACACCGTAGTTTTCCCGGTAGCGTTGTCGCCAAATATGTTTGTTAATATCTGGTCGAATGTAATTGTCAGATTTCGCATCCCTTTGAAATTGACAATGATTAAATAATCGATGATGATTTTCATTTTCTTACTATTTATTGTTTAAAATTTGATTTGCTTGGTCCAGAGCGCTGTTCATACCCTTCGTTTCAAGTACGGCTTGCATCTGCGTTAGATCAATGGATATGAGATAAACCGCACTAGCACCGCCCATGCTGTTAATGTAGTTCTGCCGCCTGATATACTCAGCCCATTCGTTAAAGCTCTCCATTGGATTATTCTTGTTGTAACCAAGCGGATACAGCGATTTCTTGACACCTAAAGCTACCTTACGCATGACACACCTCCTTCTTTCCAACAGCTTCATATTTAACAAAAGCGTTGTTCAATTCCGCCAGTGAGCCAGAACCATGAATAAAATGAACGGATTCCATAATAGATTTGTGGTAGAAATACACCGACAATTCCTTTTTACGATTGATGTGGATGTTAACCCGAACCAGACCATCCTCATTGATATCCAAGGCCCGCCGAAGCGCTAGCATAGCGATTTCTTCAAACGATCCACACTTGTCGAAACCATAATTTGTGTTTATATTTGCCATAACGATTGATTGTTTATTTGCGTGAACATTCATTTGTGTTACTATGGGAGAGTCTATTTGCGTGGGCTCTCCCGTTTTTTTGCGTGATTTATCCTTTGTGCTACTGAAGGTGTTGTTTGCGTGTAATCTCAATACTGTCATTTGCGTGATCATTTATTTGTGTTACTTTTTTATCCTTTCCGTACGAATCCATGCAGTTATTAATTGGCACAAAGTAAGGTCGACCCACCGTCTGCCCTTTTTTCCTGATATTCGAAATCCTATCATTGTTAGAAGCTAAAGCTTCATCCCACAATCGCTGATACTGCAGCTCCGCCCATCTTCTAGATCGTCCCTCCTGAATATCTTCTGCACTTACATTTTCTCTTTTCTTTGGTTTTTTTAACTGCTTTTTTAAGCGTTCGTTTTCCTTCTGGACTCTTTCTAACTCTCTGACCACCTCGAAGAAGGCGGCATCCATGACTAGGCGGTTCTAGTGACTTCGATAACAGGAACCTGTTCACCGTCGATTTCCTGCTTTATCTTCTTTGTCGTGAACTTTAGTCCGGGATGATAGATTGGCATGCGGTAACTGATGTAATGCCTTGCGGTTGCAGCGCTCTTCATTTCAACAAGCATTTTACCGCCGATCTCCATTTTCGTCAGCCTATCACTCCATGATTCTGCTGTACTTTGTATTTCCATTTGCATATTAATTTGATTTTTATTTGCGTGAATATTCATTTGTGTTACTATATAATTCCTTTTTTTGATGCCCACACGGCTAATTGCGGCTTACTGTCTATCCCTTTTAACTTAGCCCTAATGTTGATGATATGCGAGTTGACGGTTTCCGTGCTGATGCATAGCTTATCAGCTATAATCTTATTGTCAAGGTCTATCAACCGCAACACATCCATTTCCCTTTTTGATATGTATTCATCCCCCACCTGTATTGCCCGGCAAAGTTTCCCTTCAAACCGGCATTCTCCTCTCAAGCGGCATGGAACATATTCGGATGGATGCACCACTCCATTTACATCGATGTCCGGCTCATCATCCAATCCACCAAATCGACAGGCGATATACCGATATTCAAATTCTTCAGGAAGAAGATTTTCCCATTGTCCCAATGATTTTATCGCCTCTGGATACTTTAACATATCTTCCCTTACCAGATTCATAACATACTCGGGAAATTCCGGCCACTCTTCTATTCTTCTATCGTGACTGACGTAGAGCTTACCGCCGTCCTTGAAGAAGTCGGCTCCCTTATCTATCATCCCGGCAAAGGGCTTTTTCGTTGTGTTTATAAATCCGTTCCTTTCCATACTATTAGGGATTTCTTAAATGCTTCACTATTGATACGTTTGTAAAAAATATTAGGATATCCTATAATTTAATTATCTTCGTTTTACATTGTAATACAAACATAATGAAGTTTCATTAATTTTTTAAAGAAACTTCATTAATATAATTTAGTTAGTTGATTATCAATGATATAATTTTAATGAAACTTCATTAATGAAACACCCTATAGACAGGATAAACTATATAATGGAGCAGGAAAGTGTTTCTAGCTATAACTCCCTTGCAAAAAACGTAGGATTGAATTCCGCGCAAATATTTTACGACTTCAAAAGCGGAAAAGTAAAAAACATAAGTGGAGAGCTTGGAGCAAAAATTATAAAAAAATATATTCAATACGATCTTCTTTGGTTAATTGAAGGTATTGGAAATCCAATTGCAAAAGAGTTCAGAAAAAGAACTGAGGTGGAGTCCGTTCAAATAGAATCTCACGATGATGGCTATGAAGGAGGTATTCCAATATATAATTTCCCAGCAGCGGCTGGAGGGGTGGAAGTTTACAATGACCCAAATGACGTGAAGATAATCGGCCACTTAAATATACCAGGAGCACACAAAAATTCATTCGCACTTCCCGCATACGGACATTCCATGTATCCAACTTTAGCTAATGGCGACCTTGGAATAGTAAGACCTATTGAAGACCCTAATGAAATCGCTTGGGGTGAAGTGTATTATATAGAATGGGCTGATTACAAAATGTATAAGCGTCTCTTACTTGCTGATGATGAGGACAAGGTGATACTTTGGTCCGACAACCAGGAGGATAAGATTGGAACACGTGCCAAATATTCACCCATCACAATTAAAAAAGAAAAGATTCGTAAATTGTGCCTGGTAACAGAAATTTTAAAAAAACCAAACTATTAAAATATGAACCGATTCTTATTACTTTTCCTTGTCCCTTTTGCTTTCTTCTCATGTGAAAAAGACAACACTACGGATATTAGTGCGAAATACACCATAAAAATAAGCAATCCTGATAAGGGTAGATTTTATTACTCAATCCAAATAAAGCAGGCTAAGAAAGGCGAAACGAACGTATATGAGGTTGTAAAAACAATAGCTCAGGGATACCATAGTGAGAAAACAGCGAGCAAGGTTTTGGATGACGTTATCGTAGAGGACTTACAAAAGGGACAAATCTTATATGCTGAAGCTACAGCCGTAGATGGTCCGGAATATGTTTCTTTGATAGTTCAAAAAAATAATAAGGAAGTCTTCAATGAGTATGCAGCTTATCCACAGTTTACAGAGCAAGTACAATAA